AAAACCTAATAGGAGGGGATACAGACGTCTTCGCAAAATAGTCATTATGTCTAATCGAGGTCAGTTAGGGTAGGTATCATGACCTAAATGCGTATCAAACACACCAAGTGACCCAGAGGGGGCTTGACTAGGCTATCTTTCTTTCAGAATTACCATCAGCCATGCGACGCATTTAATCCTAGGCTAATCAATCAATCAGCCTGATTATCGCTGTCTATCGGTCTAGTCCTAGTGCTTATCGGTAAGCCAATAGTCGATACACGCCACAATTCGGTAATGGGGACTAGGATGACTGTCGATTGGTCATCATCTCCTCCTTGAACCAATCTAGAGCCAGCATAGCCCTTGGTTGTGATGCATATCCTTAAGAACTGCTTAAGGTCTTCCACTGACCAAATGAAGCCCATGTGAGTGGTATCACCCAACTTGAACAGGTGTATCCAATAGTCTGATGCAGTGATGGCTATGCCTGATGCCTTGCCTCTGCATCTGTATTCGAAGCACGCATTGCCTGTGGTAGCCCAAGTATCACGCTCTGTCTTCACCTCTACCTTGGCTTGGTCTGTTCCGAGCCACGTGAGCCAACGTTCGCCTGCCTGACCATACTGTAGGTCGATATCGAACTTGGCTCTGTCGCTCATCGGTAGAGGGTTGGACGTCCAAACAATCGCACTGAGTTGGTGTGGTCAAACAACAAATTGGAGTATCGTGAGCCTGTCTCAATCTTACGCTTGGCCATGTATGTAGTGTAGCCAACTGAGGTGAGGAATGAATAGGGCTTGGTCACATCGGGGATGAGCATGATGGCATCATGTGGTATCTGGTATGCCCTGAGATTACGCATACGTGGTATCTTGGCTATGATGCTTGGGCCAAGGGAATAGCATGCATACAGCACGCTTGGATGTGGGCTATGCCTATGATGCCTGATGAACTCAGCGTTGATGGCATTCAACAGATAGTAGGCATACTCTTCGCTGGCATAGCGATTGTGGGCACTGTGATAGGTGAATGATGCACGTCCTTCCTTGGCACGCATGGCACTGATGTCATCCCATGCTGATTGGTGTATCTGGAATCTACCTAATGCTGGCCCATCGCTTGAGCGTCTATCACCAACAGCCAAATCATCATCTCCTGATTCAATCAGGGACAGGGCGGACGTGAGTGCACGCCTATCGTCGTAGATTAACATTCGCTTGCTCTGGCTCTGATTCATCGCACACAACTGTGTCATGGCCAAGAATAACAAAGCGGGTAAACGTAAGGAGAAGAATGCAAAGCGTGCGTCACTCATACCTGAGGCATGGTGGACTGGATTCATGGAACAGGTAAAGCATAGATATGACGGCGAGTTCGACGCCGTGATGCTGGAGCCACGTGAATACCTAGACCATGCGATACAGGACGTCGTGCGTGACGTAACTGACGGCTCATTCCATGTGGTGTATTCATATCCACTCATCGTGAAGTGGACTGCATACTCGATGATTTACGACAGTGCACGTCATCACGTGTGGTCGGATGTAGTTGAAGAATACATACAAGATAAGAACGGCATTAGGTGTGAGGCTGAAGAGTTCGTCGAGTACAACACCATACGTTCAATCCCCTACATGGGCATCAACAGGCCTATGATTCAGGCTGAAAGTGAAAATTTTAGGTAACTGGATTTCGTTGATTATCAACGACTTACGATGTATCTGGACGATTTATACATTATGTTGTTGCACGCACGTATCTACGTCCCATTGTGGGTTATGTCGGTGCTAGCCACTGATAACTGAACTATTGTAACAACCGCACAGGCCTAAAGCCTCGGTAACAAGCCCCTTAAGGCTAGGGGAGATGAAAGTAACCAATCTTTCCTTCAGTTCCTACTTTACAAACAACCAACAGTTCGTACATCAGATACCAACAACCAATCACCGCCCTAACGGGCACAACCAACAAACAACCAACATGAACAAGTACCAAATCGGCACCCTCTGGGTCGTCGCCCTAGTCATCGACATCGCCATCCTAGTGGCTCTCTGCGTGACCATCGGCCTCGTCTGGTAAGTGCCAGCCCCTTCGGGGGCATCCTTTCCCACCACACACACAACCAACCAACAACCAAACAACCAACATGAGTAACATCAAGAACATCAAAGGCATCAAGGGCATCAAGTCCGTACGCAAGTCCAAGTCCCGTAAGAAGGGCGAAGCCATCTGTGCACTGACCATCGCCTCGGGCGATTCAAACACCCTTGAGCACTACTGTCGTATCGAGGAACTTCGTTTCCGAATCGAGCGAGTCAAGGCGGAGGCCCACAAATGTGGGTACCGCTTCGTCAAGACCGAGTGGGCGACGTGCGTCATCGAAGACGCTCTCACCCAAGTCGAGAAGCAGTTAGGCCTCTAATGTTCTAGCCCCTTCGGGGGCACCAATTTACAGCAAGTATCTCAAAGGTAGAGTCTATGCATGGGGTGCATAGTGTTGCAGGTTCGAGTCCTGTCTTGCTGACCATTTCCTAACCCAAAAAAACAACCAACCAAACAACCAAATACAACCATGAGTAACATCAACATCATCGACACGCTCTGCACCTCTGTGCAGGGGCTCAGTGTTCAGGCATACACCTCTGACGAGGGATGGAGCAAAGACCACGTTCACCAGCGTGCTGTCATTGACGAATCCCACGCCAAGTATGCCGAACTCAAGTCCCTCAAAGATAAGAAGCGTATCGCACTGGAATCCATCGACCTCGTTCTCAAAGCGTGGCTCGAAGGCAACGAAGGATTCGAAAAAATCCTTACGGATGCCTACAGTTACAAGCAGTACCTTGCGAACGTCGCACACGACAACTACGATAGCGTCAACTGGAAGCACATTGATGACGTCGGAATCCGCAAGGCCTTCCGTTCCGCCTTCAAGTCCTTCGCTAAGAGCAATCAGGCTGTCCTGTTCAGGCTGTACCACACCAAGATTCAGGAACTTGAAAACGACATCGGCGAAGAGGCCATCAAGGCTGTCAGCAAGCACGTCGATGAGCAGGTCAACGTAGTTAAAAACAAGATACACGACAAGATGGCCAAGGCCATCCGTGAGTCTGGCAACTACGCCTCTGTCGAAGTCGAAGGGCTCCACAGGAACCACAGGTCCCAAATCTGCTACACGATTCTCCATAACGACTTCCTCATGACCAATGAGGATTTGGAAGAGCGTAACAAGCGGGGCACGGACAAGGTTGCTCACCAGAACTTCGTCATCTCCGTAGAGTTCGAAGCCGACGGGCGTAACAACTACGCCTCTGGAGACAAGGACTCGCACGTGAAGCAGGTGGCCATCGGCCACATCAAGTCCCACGAAGAGGACGGCAAGACCCTTCGCTACTTCGTGGAAGAAGACTACGTGTACATCCGCAGTGGCGGTAGCAGTCTGAACTTCCAGTCCAAGAATATCCGCCAAATCAAGCGTCTCAAGTTGCTCCTCTCCTGCGTCATGGAAATGGCCGAAATCGAGAACAACGCCGTCTGGGCTCGCCGTGACTGGCTCTCTCAAGTCCACTGCATCTAACCACCATGTCTGACCTCAACATCAACGACGCCGACTTCCTCAAGTCCCTCAAGTCCCACAAGGACTTGGTACGGGACGGGGAGTACGCAAGAGAAGGCACCTATGCCTTCAGGGAGCCCAAGGCCAACAACCGCAAGGACAAGATGCGTAGCATCGCTATCTCCATCCACGAACACCAGTTCCAAATCCTTGTGGATTACGCACGTCAGCAAAACTGCTCGATTTCTGCGGCCTGCAAGATGTACTTCCACGAACTCATCAACAACCAAATCAAAATCAAAAATGGCCAAGCGTAAATTAGAGTCTTCCTTCAAGAGCACGGCACGTCGCACGTACAAGCGTGCAGGCAGACTGCTTCATGTCGGACACTCGCATAAAGACCTTCAGCACAACGTCGCCCAACTCAACTGGGGCGTGAGTGACACTGATGAATGGGTCGCACGTGCGAGCAAGGCTGACGAGTACATCACCGAACTGGTGAACTACACGTACCTCAAGCACGGATTCAAAATCAGCCGTCGTAAACTCTTCATGAAATTGTTTGAAGATTTCATGGACAAGAATCCCATCCCCAAGACAATCTAACACATCGGGCAGTATCTCAATTGGTAGAGTCCCTGCTTTGGGAGCAGGGTGTTGCAGGTTCAAGTCCTGTCTGCCCGACACTTTCCACCCACACACAACACAACCATGAGTAACATCAACAAATCCGAGGCCCGTGCTCTCTACAAAGCACGTGTCATCAACCACCGCAACGGCGTCGCCAAAATCGTCCGTGAGCAGAACGCACATCGCTTCAGCGTGAAGTCCGTTCCCCTGTTCACCGAGGATGGAGTCCCCGCCAACGCATGGGGCAACGTCCGTGAGGATAGCAACGTCGTCATCGGCGTCACGTCCGAGCGATATGGCATCCTCCAGAACAACGAACTGGAAGACGTCATCCTCAACGGCCTGAAGGGACGCAACCTCCAGCCCACCGAAACCGAAGGCATCGTCGCTTCGCACGGCTCCCGTGTGCACGTCCGCTATGACTTCCGTGACGAGGCTTTCGAGGTGCCCACCAGCAAGCGTGGAGACATCATCTGCCTCCGCCTCATCACGCACAACTCGTTCAACGGCTCGTCTCCTGCGTCCGTGTCCGTCGGTGCCGTGCGTCTCGTATGCACGAATGGCATGACGTCCTTCAGCGAAGAACTCACGCTCACCAGCAAGCACAACAGCAGTATCCGTCCTGAGTTCGCCCTTGGCGTGCTCGACAGTGCCATCCTCCAGTGGGATGCCCTCAAGCGTCAGACCACCACTCTGGCCAGTAAGCGGATTACGGATACGCAGGGATTCAACGCCATCGAGAACATCGTCGGGCGTGGTCTTATCGGCGAACACGTAGGCAAGCGTGTGCTTGAACGCTGGAAGTCTCCTTCCTTCGAGCACGACTCCGAGCGTACGATGTGGAACCTGTACAATGCGTTCACGGAAGTGTTCACGCATGACGCCAGCATCCACAAATACGAATCCAACGAGCGTAAGTCTGGCCGTATCCTGAGTGCCCTGTACACTGCTTCCGAGCACGAAGACTCTGGCATCAGGTTGCTGGACAGCATCGACCAAGCCTACAACTAATGGCCGTTCGCTCCAATCGTCCCGCCACTGAACAGGTCAATGCCGACCTGTCCGCCGACCTCATCCGTCGGCGTCAGTGGCAGGCGGTCAGGTTCCTGCACTATGCGTGCAAGGACTTGGACTGCGTATCGGACAAGAATCTCGCCACTCGAATCAAAGCAAAGATTCAGATTGCAATCGACGAACTCGACCTGAACATCCGAACGAACAACCATGAGTCATCTCAAGAATCTATCTGAGTGTGAGGCCAGCCTCACGCTTCACAGGGTCACGCTACGGCCTGACCTCAGCGAAGAAGAGTATCGCTCTCTCGACGCCATCAACCAGTCATACCTCAAGCGTGTCCACACGCACGGCGTAGCACACGCCGAGGCCGACAAGCACAGCAAGGTGCAGAAGTCCAAGGCTCTCCTCATCGGTAGCCTGTACCACTGCCTCACGCTGGAGCCTGATGAAGTCCACAAGCGTTACCTCCGTGCTCCTAATGTGGATAGACGCACCAAGTACGGCAAAGAGGTGCACGCCGAGTTCGAGCAATCATCCAATGGCCTTGAGGTCGTCAAGGGTGATGACTGGGACGTGGCCGAGGCTATGTCCAAGTCTGCTTTTGAAATCGTCAAGTCACGCTTCGACAGGCCTGAAGTCATGTACGAGATTGCCTTCACTGGCGTCGCCAAGGTTGATTACAAATGGGAGGGCAAATTGTACTCCTTCCCTTTCAACCTCAAAGGCAAACTCGACCTGCTCACCAAGCCTTGGAAATCAAAGGAGGAACAGGAGATTGAAATCCTCGACCTGAAATCCATGGCCAGCCTGTCCGACAGCGACGTTATTGCGTCCGCACGTGGCAGTTGCTGGGGCATCCAGTCTGCCTTCTACAGCGACTGCGTGCGTGAGGCGTTGGGCACCATGCCCAAGTTCACCTACGTATGCTCCGAGAAGGAAGAGCCCAACCTGAGCCGTGAGTTCGTCGTCGCACCCGAGATGATTGAGCGTGGACGTCATATGTACCTGCGTTCGCTTGTGCAAATCTCCGAGTGGAAAAGGAACGGAAAGCCCATGGACTACCGCTATGTCGGAGTCACGGAACTCAATGCCTGAAGACTTCCCATTCAAGGGCGTCTGGATACCTGCCAAGGTGTTCAGGGACTCAAGGCTCACGCAGTCTGACAAGTTCCTGTGGTCTATCGTGCACATCCTGTCCAATGCCAAGGGCTGTTTCGCCACCCGTGAGACGCTCGCCAACTACCTCGATATGTCCGAGAGGAATGTCCAGTATGGCATCGGCAGGTTAGTGGAATGTGGATACGTCAGGCGTGCCAAGGATGGCACCATCTGGGATATCCTAACGCTCGCCCTTGAGGGTGAAGCCGATTGCACCCAAGGGGTGAAAGAAATTTCGCTTGAGGGGTGCAAAGAATTTCACCCATATGGATACAAGGATATGGATAAGAAAGATAAACGGGCGGAGCCCGAACTGGACGATTCCTTTATCCGTTCAAACGAGAGCCTTAGTGCCGTCTGGGACAGTTACATGAAGTGGCGTAAGTCCAACCGCAAGCCAGCCAACGTAGCCTACGTCAATCGCTGGAACGAGGAACTCAGGGAGTGGGGCGTCGCCGATGCCGTCTCCGCAGTCACCACGTCCCTGCTCAACGGCTACCAAGGCATCTTCAGACCCAAGACCAAGGGAGCCTTCCAGCAGTACATCAACAAACAAGCCAAGAGCACCGATGACCACGCCAAAGGATTCTAACGCACCCCTGTGCCGTAACTTCAACTGCAACAACACGTGCCACGTGCGTGAGTTTGGTGAGGACGGCATAGCCATCTACGAGACGCTGTGCACGCCCTGCATGGTGCACTGGAACAAGATGGTCCTGTCCGTCGGTATGCCCAAGGAGCCCAAGCCAGAGACTCCCATGCCTGCCCTATTCGAGGACACCGAGCCTGAGCGTATCGGAGAGCCTTTGGGCCAGTTCGCCGTCGCATGGCAACCCAGTGGCAAGGGCCTGCTTATCCATGGCTCCACACGTAAGGGGAAAACACGTACGGCTTGGTACATCGCCAACAGGCTTTGGAAGACCGACAGGTACAAGAACAAGTATCTGTTCCTCACCATGTTCGAACTCGAAGCACGCATCGCATCGTCGTGGGGCAACAGCACATGGGACAAGACCATGCTCCACATGACCAACGTGCCTCTTCTGTTCCTCGACGACCTCGGCAAGGAGAAGATGACTGACCGCATGGCCTCATGCCTCTTTGCCCTCGTTGACCAGCGTACGATGCACCAGCGTCCTACCATCATCACGACTAACCTCACGGGCGAGACCCTGCTGGAGCGATTCCATGACAAGGAGACTGGGGCGGCCTTTGTCGCACGACTCAAAGACCCAGACCTCTTCCAGCGTGTCGCCGCAAAATGAACGAAGTCGAAAAACTCCAAGCAGAAATCGCCACCCTCAAGGCCGAGGTCGAGCGTCTGAATCACAAGGTCAACTACTACAGGATTGAAGCCGAGTGCGACCATGGTCGCTGGTTGCGATGCCTTGAGGAACTGGAGCAACTGCGTAAGCAGAAATGAAACATCCCAAACAGGTCGGTATGTCCTGCAAGAATACCCGATTCATAAAATCTGGATTAACCGAATCTGAAAAAATCTACGTCGCACAGGCGTCCGAGCAGATACGCCTTATGTGGGAAGACCTGTTCTCCCGCAACAAATGGACGCCACAAGAAATTCCTAAAAAAGTTATTGCATCGAAGAAGACCAACACCAGATTACCCACCAACAACCAATGAAATCAGCCAAGAACATCACCAAGTTCACGGAGGATGACGAGCCCTACAACGGCTACAGCAACTTCACAACGTGGAGCGTCGCCAACTACGTCCAGAATGACGAACACCTCTATGACCTCTGCAAGTCTTTCTACCAAGACGGCTACACATCGTGGGGAGCCATGACGTGCAAACTCAAGGAGTTCGGCCCCAAGTGGCAGTCCATCAATAACCCCAATGAAGTCCGCTGGGGCGACAGCCGAATCAAATCGAAGGAGATGACGGAACTCCTCAACTCACTTTTCTCCACCACCAATGAAACCAAGCCCAACCGAAACAAACGATAAGTCGCACCGACTCGTCTGGATTAAGGTGACCAAGGAGCAGGCAAACGAACTGGACAGCATCGCAGGACAATGGGAACTTACCCGTGCGTCGCTCTGCCGTCTCATCGTCTCCTCTTTCCTCAGGAACCCTGAATCCTCACTCACTGTCCGCAAGGATATCTCCAATCTCACCCACACCAAATGAGCACAAACAACATCACACCTGAGTTCGCATCCGCATACGTCAAGGCCGTCGCTAAGACCCGTGACGTGGTAGCAGACGCCGAGAACAGTTTCCACAAGAATTCCTACGCCACGCTGTCGGCACACATCTCGGCGACGAAGCACATCTTCGCCCAGCATGACCTTGCCATCGTGCAGTTCCCTTTCGGGGACTCCAAGCAGGTCGGAGTGAACACCATGGTCATCCACAAGGATGGCGGATACATCCAGAACTACATCACGCTCCCCGTCGCCGATGGCGTCAAGGGTCAGGACGTAGGCTCGCTTGTCTCCTATTTGAGGAGGTACGCCATCGCTGGCGTGGCGAATCTGGCCACGGCGGATGATGACGGAGAAGCCGACAGGCAGGCTCACGAACAGCCCATGAAGCAGGTCAACATGAACCACTTCCAGCGTGAGCAGAAGGCGATTGAGAAGGCGTATGAGAAAATCAACGACAACGCCGAAATCAAGAAGCCCATCTCTGGAAACCCTGACCTGTCCATCGTGCTCCACTTCGGCAAGAACAAGGGCAAGACGCTCGGCGAACTGCCCAAGAACTCGCTCGACTGGTACATCAAGGAGTTCCAAGCCAAGCCCTACAATGGCAAGTTGAGCCCTCAGGACGTGGCTCTGCGTGAAGCCCTTGACAGGCTCGCCCAAGGCAACACCAAGCCTGAAGCGGACACCAGCGACGACGTTCCGTTCTAACCCTTAGGCCTCATCGTTCAACGGATAGGACAGGCGTTTCCTAAACGCTTAATCTAGGTTCGATTCCTAGTGGGGCCAGATTCGGAGAGACTCATGTCTCTCCTTTTTTGTGCCTGTCGGGCTGGGCTATCGTACAACCAGAACGACGCCCATTTAACCTTGCGGACCCGTGACACGCACAGGCTCATCTTTGCCATCCTGCTGGCTGGTCAAGCGACTTTTAACGCATTTGTGATGCTGGTATGCCTCTATGAGGAAAAGCACGGCACCGAGCCCAATGAGGACGCCTACGCCAATCTTGAACCAAAGGGATTCAACCACGTCTTGAATGATGAATGGGCATGCGAAAAAGAACGCCGACGTGGCCATCAGGGTGAGCCCGTTCTTCTTGCTCATGCCGAGGACGCTGGAGCCTATGAGCAACAGCACGCCACCGATTGCGAACCATGAGCCAAGGGTGAAGCACTGTGCCCTGAGTTCCGAGAACGCCTGCTCCTTGCGGATGGCTTCGTTCTCTTCCTTTAGGGACTGGTTCTCTAACTGCACCATGTCCACCATCGTCCACAGTTCGTTGGTATCTTCCTCCACCTTGCTAGCCTTGTCTTCGGCCTTCTTAAGTTCCTTGGTGTTACCGAGCGTGACCTTAAATGCATCCACCTGTTTCTGGGTGGGTGGCTTCACGCCGTCGAGCCTGACGATGGTCAGGTCAACCAACTTAGAATGAGGAGGCGTCACGCCTTCCTTGGCTACCTTAAGGGCGGCGGATGCCTCCGACGCCTCATGCTCGATGCGTGCGATGTACTTATCTTTCTCTGGATTGTCCACGACCTTGATTACCTCCTGAGGAGGCTTGGTCGTACAGCCAATCAGAAGATAAGCGACAGCAAGAATCCAATAACCAGACCGATGCTGAAGTAACGGATGGTTTGGTGTTCCCATAGGTAGTTAGCGACTTCTTTGATTTTTTCCATGGCTTATGCGATTGATGGTTCGAATTAAAAGGGACACTAGTTCCTGCGATGCGGAACCGCAACATGAATAGATGATGGCTTCGTAGATAGGCTCAACCCTGCCATGCACGGCGAAGTAGCAAAGCACGCCGATGATTCCACCAGCGATGATTCGCTTTACCCACATCCACCAGTGAACGTCTTCATTGGTCAGCAACAGCCTGCATAGGGCACCAGCCGCCCCAAGCATGGCCACAATCCAGCCACCCTTCTTCAGGTCTTCGGCTGTCTGTAGCAGGTCTGGGTCTGGAGCACTCATGCATGAGGACCTCCGTATGGTTCAGTCGGGTCGGCTCGGTCAGGCCTGTAATCAGGACGATTTTGATTGAGGTAGTAACTTACAGTTGACCTAGACATGCCTATGGCACGTGCGATTTCACGCTGAGAATGTCCAGAGTTCGCCATCTGGATTATCAATTGAACAGTTTCTTGAGGAATCCTTGGGCGACTTGTTTCTGGATTTACCACACGCTCTACATCTGAGTAATGCTCAGGAACCCTTCTTGGAAAATCAACGCCCTGATTTCTCAATCTGGATTCAGACCTACGTATGTGAGGGACTGGCAATTCATGCTTCTGAGAGGCCTCCTCAATGGGCATCTGGTTTTGGTGTATGTCGTAGAGTGCCCTTCTCATCTTTCCAACCTTGTCGTAGTTCTTGCCGACGTTATCTAGCCACCTGAGAAGTTCTGGGTTGGCCTGAGGCCTACCGCCTTCATCGACGCCACCGACCATCATGTTCGGGATGCCAGCGATGACCTTACGCCTGAACTCATTACGCTGGGCGTCGGTCTGGAACTCTGGGGCGAACCTCATCACAGTGGTGCCGTTTGAGTTCATCAACTTCATGACCTTGGCCATGTTCTCCGAGGTGGGCTCAAGGCCGAACTGGAGTTTGGTAATCAGTTTCATCGGCAGGCTGGACATGTGTTCTGGAATTTGTTTCCAAGACTTTGCCGCCCCGTTCGAGATGGTGTGTGAAAATCCGCTGGTCACATCGACCTTATCACCAAGCCTCCTAAAGACCTTGGAACGTTCTCCCCTTCCAATCTCTCCGTCTGCTGGATTAAACGTGGTCGAATCATCGACGCTGATGTTGGTAGCGTATTTGTATGGCTCGGCTCCGCTGTTCAAGAGTGCCTCTGCCCTAGTGTCCTGAGTGGTCATTAGGTGATGCTCAAGCCTGACTCCTAGGCCGTATCCAGAGAACACGTAACCTCCCGCTGGCTTCCACTCTGCGATGAACTTCGAGATGTATGGCAACGAGCCGAGATACTTCGAGTGATACAGCATGGCTTCTCTAGCCTGTGCTGGATTGTCCGTCTCAAGAATCAGTTTGGAAGTCTTGGGGTCGATGATGCGGAACTTATCTCCAGCAATCTCAAGCACAGGCCTTTCGAAGGAGTCGGTGGACAGTTTCTGCAACGACTTGATGTTCTGGCCAGTGTAATTGAGTTTGAGGTACCAGAGTGGCAGGCCGTAATTGCCAACGTAGCCAGAGGCCTTCTGGGATTCGACATACATGTAAACGGATTCTGGGTTGGCGGCTATGCCGTCAATCATCCTCTGGTAGTCGGTCTTATCACCGCTGACCACGTTTCCGTAGTTGCCCTGCCAGAATCCAGTTCCGCCCTTCCTGTATGCCAATGGCTTTCCGTCCAGTCCTACGAGTGCATTGCCTCCGTCTGGTCGGAAGTATTCCGATAGTTGGTGGTTCCACCTGAACAGCCTAGTGCCATCTCCAGCGACGATGGCCGACATGGTTGGCTCATCTCCAGCGACAGCCCTTTGCAGGCTGGCCGTGGAAATCATGCTACTGTCTCCTAGGCTATGGACTTCTTCGGCTTCAGCCATGGCGTGAACCATGTGCTGTGCGAGGTTGGCGTTGATTCCGTTATGCTCGAACCTTGAGCCATTCATCATGGGCTCAAGTTCCAAGTCTCCTACGAGCGAAAGCCTTTCGAACAGGCCACCATGGAGTTGCTTGAACCTCTGCTCTGGAAGAAGCCTGAGTGCCTTGAGCGTCTGTGTGAATTTGCCGTTTTCGATTCCAACCTGAGTAATCGCACGCTTTCTGTTGCCGAGAACGAACGAAAGCCTTGGTGCGGAATCCCATCCACGTACGAAGTGATGCCTAGCGTCAGTCATCGCAATCTGCCTGTATCCAGAATTGGCCGCACGAAGCACAGTTCCCTGAAGGGAGATTGGCCTGTAGATGTCCTCTATGCCGAACGGCTGAGTGGTGATGATGTTCGGGTCGTTCTTGCCTTCAGGGTTTGATGCGACTGGAAGTTTGGAACGCAGTTCAGCAACCCTGTCTTTTAGTTGACCGATACGCTTCGGAGTGTCGCCTACCTTGTGCTGTACGGCAAACAAGGCATGGAAATCCATGAGCAACTGAGACAGTCCGTTGTTGGCGGTAGGTGACCTCATCCTGTAACGAATGGTCCTTCCAGACGAAATCTCCTTATTAAGGTCCCTAAGGTTTACCCTCGTCTGGCGTCCCCTCGTATCTCCATCAAGTTCGTACCTGAAGTGATATGCATCGCTCATCGCATCTGCATCGAAGAAATCGAATGCGTATGGAGAGATTCCAGTGATGGAAGATTTAGCAATCTGGTCTATCTGGCCGGGACTTTGCCAGAATCCCTCGGTCCTATCCAGCGTGCTGTTGACGATGAAGTTCGGATTTTCCGACTGCAACCTCTTGAGCATGTTGGAGAACGACTTGAGTGCCTTCAATTTGGACAGGCGTGTTCCCTCGTTGTTGTAATTGAACGCAGGGTCGTTTCTCATCCATGCGGCGATTGCCTTATCGACACGCTCAATGAGCCTTTCGGCCATCGCATCGAAGTCGAAATTGGGAGGCCTAGTCGAAGCAAACGCATCGTTCATCTCAGAGGCGGACATGTGTGCCTGCTCATCCATTTGTGCGAACTGCAACATCAGGACGGATGGGGTAAGTCCAGAATTCTGACCAGCGTGGGTAAGGTCAACGAGTGAGTCGTCGAACTTCCTCATGTCTAGGATTCCGAATTGTCCAGAATTGATTTCGTAAAGAGCGTTCCTTATCGATTTAAACGCAGCAAAGGTAAGACCACGGACGAGCACGCCATTGTTTTCATCGACGTGGATTCCCTTCTTCCATTCGTAGTAAGGAATTTCAGTAACGCCAAGTTGCTCCGCCTGCTCTGGGCTAAGTTTCACTGTGCCAGACGTAGGTGCAAGTGGAAGGTTTTCCACGTTGTCGTTCATCTTGATGAAGTCCCTATAGATGAGGTGACGCTCGAATTGACTAGTTGCGTCAAAAATCTCTCTGCTCATCAGGTACTGCAACTGCCTGTTGATTGGATTCCCCCTGCCTTTGATAACGTTGATTGCCTCCTGTACGGAGGTCAGCGTGTCTTGCATACTTTGCTCCAGTGATTTGATTTCTGCTTCGGCGGCGGTTAAGTCAGAAACGCCCCTCAGTGCCTCCGCCTGTTCAATCGTATCTGGAAGTGCATAGGCAGGGCTAACTGGGTCGCCGAACGACTTGTACTGGAATGTGTCGGACTGGATTTCCTCAATCAGGTAAGTAGGTTCGATTTCTTTTTTGATTCCAGTGACGGCATCAGTGTCATCGAACAATTGCGTTCCTTCGCCGAGAACCTGAGGTCCGTGAGATGCGAGCATGACGCCAGCGGTAGCCCTGATGTGACCCAACTGGAACGTACCCTGCATGTTGGTGCCGTAGTGGCCAGCGTTACCCATCCTGCCACCATGGTGCTTATTCCATCCAGACCTGACGACCCTGACACGCTCGGTGGCTAGGATGATGGAGTTGATTCTTTCAGCGTCCTGAGCGTTGGTCGCCTCAAGGGACCTCTTCTTCAGAATCTGAGTAAACCTATCAAACTCCTTTTCCATTCGGTCAGACCAGAGTTCGGTAAGCCAGATACTGCTGGTATAGGCACCACGATAGGTCGCATAGCCCTCATGTGCAGAACCATTGGCAGTGATGACGCCTTGTTGCCACAGGTTGCGTTGCGACGGGGTGATTTCTGCTATGCTCTGAACGCCTTGGGTGTTGTTCGTGTAATTTCCTTCGAGGACTCCAAACTCGTTGTTGTGGGGGAAATCCATGTACCCATTGCTGACGTCAGAGTATCCCCAATTCCATGGGTCTTTAACTCCGATGTCCCCCAGTGCGGACTTGGTGATACCACTTGCCTCTGCGAGTTTTGCGTCAATCGCCGCCCTGACGATAAGTTCTAATTGTGCTGGCCTGATGAGCCTGCTCGTACCTCCGACATACTCGGCTGGACTATCTTGAGTGAAGCCCTTCTGTGCCCGATTCATCACTGCGTCGAGTTTGGACTGAAGTGAATCTTCCTTGCTGAACATGTTCGGCATTCCGAAGACATCCACAAGTTCATCGAGCGTCTTTCCGATTGCAGATTCTACGGCGTTGGCACGTGCGACACCCTCTTCTCCAGAGTTCCTCAGTGTATCAATGTGCGTAAGGATAAGCCTGATGTTCTCGGTGTGAATTTCAACGGCCTGCTTTTCCTTGCCTTCGGCATTAAAGATGAACGGATAAAGGAACTCTCCATTGTTGCCACGCTTTGCTCCGTCCTTTCCAGTAATTCCGAGCAGGTATGAACTGTCCGTAATCGGACCACCTTTATCCTGTCTGAAGTTCCTAGGATAGACAGTGTAAAGGAACTCTGCGAGTTCCAGCCTGCTAATCTGCCTGCTGGCGTTGTCGGCCAGAAGGAACATAAGGCCAGTCATTCTTACCTCATCCTTAGACACGCCGTTTTCCTTGATGAACTTGGCCCACTCAGTTCCAGTAAGTGTGTCTGGGTAGAGGTTCTTGCCAGTCCTCATCTTACCATAGGCGATGACGGACATCAGTTTGGAGGAGAATTCTACCCTGCCCTGACCGACGCCGAAGTTAATCTTACGCCTAAGCATGCCTTCAATTTCCTTTGGCGTATGCGGGTCGCCAATCATCATGTTTGGCCTAGAAACGTTGATAACGTCAGCCTGCAAGGAATCCCTTACGGACAGTTGGGCACTGAGTGCCTCGGCCTGTTCTTTTGTGAGGGAAAGGTCCAAGTCTCCTACAGTGTATTCCTTTGAATTGGAATAACTCAACTCATAGCCCCTATGGTCCTCACGGACAGACCTGATAATCTGCCTCCTCCTCACTGGTGCGTGATGGTCTTTTGTTCCAGCGTCGGTATTGACGGAGAACCTTCCAGTTTCGTTGGTCAGGGTTTCGATAGCCCTAGCCATCTCGGCCTTACTGGTGCTGATGGTGTACTTGGCCTTTAGTGCTTCAGCCTCGGAAAGCGTCCTTACGGACGTTACCTTTCTGGCGGTGATTACTCTTCCAGTGCTCTGGTCGATACCGCTTGGGATGTCATAGCCAACCAAGTAACTGACGATTTTCTTACCCTCACGCTTGGGGACAATCGACACGTTTGAAGTCTCGGCGTTATCCCATGCGAACTCGGCAAGTTCTGGCCTATTGGGGAACAGGGCTTCGATTACGGCACGCTTGTCGCCGTTCATGGCGAGTTGGCGTTCCAAGTCTGGCATGAGATATCCGTGGTCTTTGGTTACGGCCATCTGTGCCAACTTCTCGATGTCTCCAGCCAAATGCGGAAGATTCTCGAAGAGGAAGTCATTGGCCTCCCTCAGTTCTGCCTGATTCTTGCCACGTCCAAGAGTTCCAGTCGAGGAACTCTGATTGGAAGCATCCTTGACGTGACGTTCGAGTGCTTGGTGGACGGAACCAAATATGCCCCTAGTGCTGATTGCACTGCCACTGCCACCAGCCTCACGTGCCTTCTCTCCCATGAGATGTCTGGCGAACTCCGTGTCGCCGTCGTAGATGGAGTAGGAAAGCGTAGAACTGAACCTGTTGTAGTCGAAGTGACCACCAGTGTACATGTCCTTGTAGAACCTGAGCACGCCCTGCTTCTCTAGCAGGAACGTGTAAATGTGAGCCTTGATGTCCTCTGCGGTTGCGTTTGCTGGAATCGTAAGCGTGATGTAGTTGTCGGTAGAAGAGTCCCTGACAAGTGCCATGGCCGTCATGACATCAATCTGGTTGTTGTGGTCCGCCGTACCGCTTGCAATCCTCTCAAGTGCGTCATGGTAAATCTGACCATACAATCCACTGACGCTCATGAGTTTCTGGTTCACGTCCCTTATCTCATGGACGCCAGACATGAGTTTCCTAGCCTTCTTAAGTGCCTCGATACGCCAGCCACCTCCGTAGATGTCGGTCAGCCTCGCAATCTTTGCGGCGGCTTCGCTGTTCAGGTGCTTAACGTTCTGACCGAACAACTTTGGGTCGGTGTGGGAAATGAGGCCGTCCGAGTAAGAGTATCCAAGTGCCTCTTCAAGGTTTACGCCGATTGCATGGGTTCCCCATCCGCTTCGGGTAGAGAGACTGCTGAAGTTCTTGTATCCGAGGACGTCTCCAGAGATGTTAATAACGATTCGTCCGTCTTCCAGCCTCTTGAATGCGAAGCCCATGGATGCCTTTTCTCCATACGGAGAGATTTCACCATGCTTGAAAGTTGCGTCCGAGTATGGAAGTGCACCGCTGAAGTCTCGGCTGATTGGGGACATGAATCCGCCAAGTCCGATAGACCTGATGCCGTAGTCCATGAAGTAGCCCTTTTGGCCTTCTAGGCCAGTCTCTCCAGCGGAGATAATCTGACCCTTGCCTAGGAGCCTCCTGCCATAAGTGGCCGTCCTAGCAGGCTGAAGACCAATCTTTCCACTATTCGCCTTCCTAGCCTCCCTGATGACCATATCGACCAAATGCTTCCTAGCGAAAGCCCTAGACACGGACACGGCCTTCTTCGGGAGGAAGATGCTTCCGTTCTTCATGGCCACGTCGGCATTTGCGTTGGACTGAAGTAGTTGAATGTCTCCAAGATTAACGTCACTGAGCAACATCTGCCCGAAGGTCATTCCAGCAACTTCCCTTACGCCAAGATAGACTGGAGAGTTGTTTGCGTAATGGCCAGTTGCGTTGAGGCTATGCTGACGCTTGAGGGGCTCGCTGTTTCCATCTAGCACCATCTTTCTGGCCGCACCTAGGGCTCCGTTATCAACGGATGCCCATCCTTCTTGGGCAGTCCTGACGGACATCCTGAACAATGCCTGAACAGACGGGCCAGAATCCATTCCATTCCTAGTTGGCTCGGTAAGGTCATACCTTTTTTCACCCCTAGTGACTTCATACGCTGGGAACTTGTCCATCTCCCTGAGTCCGAGGAGGAACCTAGCAAATCCTAATGCATTGTCTTCACGAAGCAACATGCTGACGGCGTTGACGTATGGCCTTTCCGCTTCTGGGCTCTTACGCTGGATTGGGTCGGCGATTTTCTCGCTCACTCCCTGCTCCCACTGAATAGCACCACGCTTGATGTACTCACGCATCTGCTCACGCATCTGCTCCTTGAAGTTTGGAAGGATTGCTTCCATGGCTGGGTAGGTTCCCAGCGTTTCAATTGCCGCCATGCCCTGCATGCCAGCGATGTTAGAATCCAACAGCATGTTGGAATTAACATCCGAGCACATTTCTGAAATAATCACCCTCTGGGAAGGTTCGAGGGACGTAAGGAAACTTACGATTCTGTTTTCGTACTCTGGGTCAAGCGTACCGCTTTCTGGAATGTTTACTTCCTTGTTTGCGTCGGCGAGAAGGCTTTCGAATTCGGCCCTCTGCGTGACGCTGAGGATGTCAGACTTCTGGAGTTTGCCGTCCTTGTAGAATACGGAACTCTTAGCAAAAGCCTTGGATAGAATCGGAACCATTCCCAGTGCATACGTGCTCATGGAAACCCTGACCTGACCTCCGCCGATTTCCACTGGGTAAACGTTGCTTCCGTTGTAATGGGTTTGCTGAAGCAATTCTATCAGTTCTGGGGAACTTTGAATGGCAAGTGCCAGAGTCTGCGGAGTAATTCCACGCCTTCCAGCCAACTGATAAAGGGCCGAATGCATGGCATGAACGCCAGTGTAGGCGTACATGTTGTCCTGCCTAAGTGTAATAGTTACCTCTACTGGGTCAGTTGGGGTGGCGATTCCGTTCCCGATGAGACTGTTAAGTGCGATGTGGATGTCTCCAGCACGCATGACTGTCCTCATGTTTGGACCGCTTTCGGTGGTGATTTCTCCGTTGAAAATGAAAGCCCTCTCTAGGTCGGCAGTGACGCTTGTCATGACTACATCCTTCAACGCCTTGAGGGACTTATCTACGTTGAACTTAGAACTGTGAGGGCCCTGAGGGTCTGCGATGTAGGGGACAGTTACGACGTCAGTGTGAGCCGTGCTGGCATCCAGAACGTTCTCATTGACTGATTCAATTACCAAAGCCCCGTTCTTGTCCAAGTATCCCTTCGCACTGTAAGCCTTTGCCGAGGAGCCTTGGACGTCCGTGTATGCACTCTGGGATGCGTTGTACGGAACCAGAAGCGTGTTTCTCCTCTGCCAAGCCTCAGTGATTTCGGTCAGGGTTCCATGAAGGCCTTTCAGAATTCCGATAGTCCTTTCCCTTTCCTTTTCAACCATCTCGAACATCTCCAACTTTCCTTCAGTGCCTTCTGGAATCCTTCCCACGATGTTCTTGGAACGCTCAAACGCTTCGTCGGCGGTATTGTTGAGTTGTTTAATCAACATCATGAGCCCTTCGTGTGCCGTATCCAAGGACTTGAGTGCACCCACTCCGTGGCCAAGCATGTTCGTGCCAGTGAAGGCTTCGTTGTGGTAAATTGCGTAGTACGGATTTCCTAGCCTTGCCCCATCAATCTCAATTCCCATGCCACTGCTGAGTTGGCCATTTTCGTCGTACTGTGGCTTGTACCAGTTGAGAGGGATTCCCCTTTCGAAATCTGAGGCTGGGCCTCCAGAGTAATTAAATACCTTGTTGGCAGTAAGGCCGATGGTCGGTACGACGAGGAGGTTCGTTCCGAACATGGCAGAGTCGGCCAAGGAGCCAGAGGTCCTGAAGGCGTCGCCAAGCAGGATGCTTGGTCCAAACGGACCAATCCTTCCCTTGTTCTGGTCGGTTACGTCGCCTTCGCCTAGAAGGTCCCTGAATGCCTCCATCTGTGGCTGGCTTCCGAGTTCCTCGTTCTTAATAGCCCTGAGTCCGAATGGGTCTAGTTTTACAGTCCTAATCGACTCTGGCTCATACCTAGTTCCAACAAGAAGGGCTTCGTCGATGAGGGAGAACTTCAACTGGTCGTCGATTTCATCAATCTTGGACATGAAGTGCTGGAAGAACGGCTTAATCCTTAGGCACCTCTGTGCGTAAAGTTCGTTAAGCCTGTCTATCCTGCGTTCATTAGTGGACCTGTCTGGGTACTGGTCGAATACGGCGTGCAGTTCGGTGACTGGGATTTCGATGTACTTCTTGTCTTTTGGCCAAGTCCCGTCGGCCTTCTTCTTGGCTACCCAAGCGTCCCACAATTCAATTGGGATAAAGTCTGGCCTTACTGGTTCAAAGGTAATTTTACCCCTGACCGCCTTGAACATGCCGAACTTCTGGAACCCGTCGTCGTCGTATTTTGCAAAAGCATCTGGATTGATTCCGATGGCCTGCAAAGTTCTAGGAAGTTGCTTGTCGTAGTTGTCTCCCCACTTCCTTTTGAGTGCCTGCGTGAGCATCTCTGGCGTCGGGTTAGAGTCCTGCACCGCTTTGCTAAGTCGCTCACGACCAAACCCAGAACCATACGAAAACTCAGTTGCGACGAACTGGTGGTTGATTGCCAAGACATTGGCAAGTTCCTCACGGGTAAAGGTGACACCAGCGAAGTTGCTCTGAATGATGCCAATGTTGGCCATCCTGATGCCGTCATTGGACACGCCAAACTTGGCTAAGACAGTGCCGATTTCTTCGGCGTTGATGTGTTCTGGGAAGTCTTCCCTGTAAACTGCGTCAACGGCTTCGGATGGGGTCCTAAGTTCATTCTCTAGCACAACAGTTCCGTCAACAAGCCTTGCAAGTTCCTCCAGAGAAATGGAGTTCTGCATGTTTTCCGAAAGGCCGTTTGCGATTGCGAGCCTAGTGTCTGAACCATCGCCGAAGTTGGTATTAATCGGAGAGAAGAGGCCACGATTTCCATACCTAGTTTCGACGACGCCCTCATTCCTTCCCTCGCTCATCTTCTTGTTTTCGATGATGCCAGTCTTGTAAACCAGTCTGGCCTTTCCGTCGATGACCTCCCAGCCCCTAGCGGAGAAGACATACCTACCAAGCCTCCTCAGTTCGGCCTGAGTTCCTTCAAGGTAATAAGAAATGGTGGACAGGCGTGCGATACGCCTAAGTGCTTCAAGTCTTCCGTCTCCAGCGGTGGTGGTGACTTCCTTGCCCATGCCGAGTCCGCCAATCATCATGTTGGACACCCTTGGAACCTGACCACGCTTGAACATCAAGCCTAGGTCGGTAAGGGAGTTTGCCTTTCCGATGGTGCCGATAGACCCAGAGTATCCATCCGCAGGCCGTTCTGCATTAAGTTGCTCCTGAGTCATCTTGCGACGCTCGGCAGTCTCATAAGCCTGCTTCTCGTTGGTCTGGCCGTAGTACTGCATCAGGCCAAGCGATTCAGCCAAATCCCTAATCTTGTTGGCGTTGAACGCAGGCCCGTTGGTATTGCGATACTTGAACGAGTCAGTGACCCTGACCACATCAAGCATGAGGTCGAGATACCTAGCATGGTGCGAAAGGTATTCAAAGGCTAGGGACGAAACATCCCTGCCCATGGTGGAATGAAGGGATGCGATGATTCCGTTACGCTTGGTAAGTAGGCTCTCCGATGGGCCGACAAGAAGGGTGCGTGCGGTATCTGGATGCATGAGTCCAGACTTCACTGAATCGCTTAGGACCTGAGCCTGCTTGCTGAGTTCGAGCAGTCCCCTGCTCATGTCGGCAATCTTGCCATACTCCTTTGTCCCAGCACCGAATTCGAATGCGAGCCTTTCAAAGGACATGGCATCCGCCTCGAACAGCCTGATGGCGTTCGGAAGTGCAAGTTCGCCTACCCTCTGTGCGAGAGGGCTGTCTAGGAGTTCTACGAGATGCTTTTCAATCTCCTGCTCGCTCAGTTCAAGGGCTTTTGCGATTTCGGCGTCAGCGACGCCAGCCTCCATGGCCTTCGCCACTTCAAGGTTGATGGCTTCCCCGCCCTTGCCCTTCGCTTCGATAAGAGGGCCGTAGAACGGACCGCCAAGACCCATCATGTTTCGGATGAGGTACTTGTAGAGGCCACGCTTGTACTGGGCACTTTCAGAGATGTCAGCGGTCTGCGTCCAAGCCTCAGCCCTCTGGATGGCGTGCTGGATTTCATGGATTAGGGAACTGAGCACGCTCTCGGAGCGAACGTTATCTGGGATGATGACGCTATCGGCGTCGAGGCCGTTCGCTTCACGTACGGCACCAGAAATAAGCCTGTCGATACCAAGAACGATGTGGTCCCTGTTCGGGAAGTACCCAGCACCAAAGCCTTCGACGAAGGAAACCCTGACGTTTCTAAGGCGTGGGTAGTGCTTGTAGAGCAGGTCGTGCTTAAGGATGTCCCCGAGTTCAACGCTTGGGATTTTCCTGATAGCGTTTCCGATGGCCACTTCGTCCTTGTTGAGGGAGGCTTGCTGGTACTCCTTGATGAAGTTTTCGAACCCAGAAGAAGGTGAGTCTAGGTCGTTGATGAACGGAAGCAGATGAATCTTTTCGTCAACAGCACCGAGCAGAAGGCTTGCACCCTTGTCGCTGAATTCAAACGCCTTGTACATCTTTCCGTTCTCGGCGAAGACCATCCTGAGCATGCCAGCGGACTCCATCATGCGTTCGTTGGCGTCAAGGGAAGCCCTGAATCCACCGACCATCATGTTGGTGCTACCAATCTCAATGACTGGGCTGGCTGGTTTGGACTTGTCGAATCCAGATTCTACCAGCATCTCGTTAATCTTGCTAGAGACGTCAGCCATGCTCTTCCTGAAGGCATCGGCCTTTCCAGCGGCGGTTCCGTCGGCGTCCATGTAGGCCTTTGAGAAACTACTGTAGCCAGCATCGACGATGGTAGGAACGCCCATGCGTTCGGAAAGGAGAAGGATTCTGGCCACGCCTTCATTTACCGAGCCAGCACCAAGGTACTTGGCATCGTAGAATCCATTAGAAATCATCAGGCTAGCACTTTCCTGCCTGTCTGCGTCACCCATGACCCTAAGGATGTCGTCTTCCATGAGACGCACGGCGTTCTTTCCGAATTCCGTGCCCATAATCATCTCTTCTCCTACGAGAATCTGAGACAGTGCCGTGGCGTACTGGAAGATTGCGTAGTCACGTGGCGTCGTAATTCCGTCCGTGAAAATGCTTGTAGCGATACGCCTGACAGCCCTGTAATCCTCAAATGGGTTGGTTCCATCACCAGCCTTTTGCATCAGGGCTGCAAACTTTTGTGGGTATTCCTTCCCGTACATGTATGCAAGCAGTTTGGAGAACTCTCCGTTCTTGACGTGCTTGTACAGGCTTCCGTTGGAAATCTGTCCGTTGCCTTCCCCGTGAAGGTAGGGCGAAAGGCCGTTAGCGGCCATGATAGCGTTGATAGAAACCTGAATTCCACGCCTAGAGGCCTTCATGCCTGAATACGGAGTGTTAGACCTAGACGCTAGGGTGTCGGTAGTCGCCTTGGCTCCAGCGAGAGAAGAGTATCCGCCAGCGGCAGTTACGTAAGTTACAGTAGGCTGAATGTTCTTTTGCTCGCCCTTGGTCGGGTCCATGTTTCCGCCAATCGAGAAGATTGCAAAGTCCTCAACGCCCATGAGGGCCCAAGCGGTCTGTGCGGACGCATTCGGTTCTCCAATGAAAACGACTTCGCCAGCAGAACGTGGGGAAACGTTTTCAACCATGCCATACTCAATTGCGTCTAAGTTTGAGCGTTCCTCCATGCCAGAGAGCCTGCCTCCGTCCTTTCTGGTCCTGTTTCCCATCTTGGTAACGTGATGGAATCCAGAGAATCCATTCATCATTACCTTGTCATAGGCCTTCCTGTAGGTGGTTATTCCTTTGCCGAGATTGATGTTGCTCGGTACGTTTCTAGACAGGACCTGCTCTAGTGCCGAAGAAACCTTAAGTACGCTTGGGTTTACGTAGAGGAACGTAGAGCCCATGGCCTGAATAACATAGGACGATTTGTTCTTTCCGCTGAACGAATTGATTATCCCGCTGAAGTGATTCGTTATTAAGGCGTGCTCCTGCTTGGTAAAGCCATGCGGATTAGTCCTTCTTCCGCTGACACCAAACATCATCTCTACTAGGCCAATCCTTTTTGTCGTAGCATCGTACTTCCAGTAATCAGTGAGAACATCTTCGATGTTACTGGAAGCCTCGTTTTCTAGGACATCCCTAAGCGTGGCGTCTGGGTTCGTCTTCTTCAGTTCTTCAAGTTCTCCAGTGAACCTCCTAAGTGAGGCCATTACGTTGGTGTTTCCGTAATACCTCAAGTCTCCATCGACATAGGCTAGCCTATTCGAGTCAACGGCCCCATCGCTAAAAGAGATAAGTTCCTGAAGTTTAACCTGAAGCATGGCCTTCAGGCTCTTTTCGACGTTCTTTGCCATGCCACCCTCAATCATGGACACTGGCAAAGTCAGGATGGTGCGACTATTCCTAGAGGAGGTTACTCCCTCTGAGTATCCACCATGAAGGACGGCCATTGGGCTCGCTACGATTTCGAAGTCCCCAATGAAAGGATAGTCGGCAATCAGCCTGCTGTCCTTCTTGAAGATGTCCTTCAGTGTAATTGACGCCTGCTGGTAGAACCAGTTTTCGTTTCGAGCCTGAGTGTTGCTGTTGAACTTGAAATTCTTGGCATCGGCCACGAAATTGTCCCAAGCGTCGTTTCCATCAAGTCGAACGTCCGCTTCGTAGTATCCGCCCTTGCCGACCATCATGTTGGCCGAAAGGCTAGTAACGTCAGCCAAAGAGGTCTTGATTTCCAAGTCGCCTTCTGGGGCTGGACCCTGCTCGGTTCCTACAAATCCACGGCCCTCCTCTTGAGGGATGCTCTTCATGTGACGCTCTGCGTAGGACTGAGCCTTGGCCAGAGTCTTGAACGAGCCTACGAGGGCACCGAACGGACTGAACAGGGATAGTTTTCCTCCGTTCTTCCTAATTTCGTAGCCAATGTGGTTAGACCAATAGGAACCATCCTGACCGACTGGGTATTCCACGAATCCACCAACCATCATGTTACGCCTTACGCCTTCGTATGCGTTGACGTGGTTGTATGGCAGGTTGCCTAGGTCGGTTCCAAATGTCTCTTGGAACACCGAGGTCTGCTTCTGCATGTTGGCGAGAAGTTCAAACCTGAGGGAGTGGAAAGGGTAGTTAGGGCCGTCGGCGTTGCCAGCATAGCCAGACTTAGGTGCGTTGATGAAGGATTCATCCATACGCTTCCTGCCGCCGAAAGTTTCATACATGACATCCCTGACAGCCTCGGCGTTGTCGCCAAACTCTGGCTTGAACCTCTCAACGGACGTCTTCCTGCTGGAGGAGTCCTGAGAGAGGTTGTGCATGTAGTCCGTGAAGGTCCTAGTGTAGTGGCCAAAGTCGGTGAAAAGAGAGCGTACGTCAGCCCTCTGCCACAGTTTCATCCTTCGACGATTAAGAACACGGACGTCAACGGCATGAACAGTTACATGGCCTTTTGGCTTTTTCAGCGGGTTGCCGTACTCGTCATACTTATCGAACCTAAGTTCGATTGCGTATGGGGAGAAATGCCTGTTCGTAACTGGGACGTCGCTACCAGTCAGACGCCTGACCTGACCATCAATAACTACCTGATGAGTGCGTCCAAGATACTGGGAGATAAAGGTGTTGAAGACTGGCTTTCCAGCACGGGTATTCCTTACGACTTCGGTCAGTCCCCTCAGTTCATCAACTTCAGACCTGCTGTAAGCACCAGAATTAATGACCGAATCCCACTGTTTCTTATTGAGCGTGGTCAGGTCGAGGGTCCTGTTTCCGTTCTGGTCCACGTTAAACCTAGGACGCTCGCTTTCTGGGAGTGCGTCTAAGGCGTCTGCAATCTTTTCGGTATTGCGGGTGATGATTTCGTCAACCTCCGCCTTCCCCTTCATGACCTTTCCGCCCTTTACTGCGTTGGCAAACCTCTCCTTGCCAGTCTGCTTGAAGTAGGCGTCAGCCCTTTCTGGGCTCATCAGCGATACGTTTACGTCGCCATGACGCATGGCCTGAGCCATGATACGCTGAGTCCAAGCATCGAGCATTGGGATGTGAAGATACCTTCCATCCTCCCACATGAACGCTTGGAAGTTCGGGTTTGGGCTATTTGGATTAGATGGCCTGATTAGAACTCCAGCCTCTTCAATCTTTGTGACAAGACGCTGAGTGTGGAGCATGTAAAGGTTTTCAAGTCCAGCACGCAGGCTCCTGCTTTCTGGGTTCCTAAGGAAGAAGTCTGGGCTCTTATTCAGTATGCTGTTCGAAAAGGAGTATGCAAAAGTCTCCTGAACTAGGCTTTCTAGGTCTGGGTTATTCTTGAGCACTTCTGGAATCATCCTTCCATCGTCCGTCCTAGATGGCCTGTCAAAAATTGCTGGCTCACCCGCCTGAGCAGTCCTCATGTCGTTCAGGATGCTACGCATTCCCTTCAGGGCTCTTTCAAACTTAACAGCCCTCACCTGCTCTTCGCTCATTCCAGCAAAGTACTGTGAGTCGGTTTCCAACTTAAACTTGCTCCTGTAATCGGCGTAAAGATGGGCCATCGCCTCGTCGCTAATTACGCCCTTATCCTTACCTTCTCCGAAGAATTGCCTTACGATTTCTACGGAATCGGCATCATGCTTAAAGATGTTGTTGAGGTGTCCGTGGGCCAGTTCGTGTGCAATCGTTTCTGGCGTAGCAGATTTGGAGTTAATCCACTGGATACGCATCTTGGCACCATTCTTTTCGACCTCGAGTTCTGAGCCTAGGCCGTTTTCGGCCATCTTAGAAATCGCATCCTGTGGCCCGAACTCCTTGATGAGTTCTTCCCTAGTTCCGAACCTGTACTGGAACTCTGGGTCAGCAGTGAAAGACTGGGAGAAGACAGCCCTGACAGTAGCACTAATCCTATTGTCTCCCATGGCATCTACGGCCTTGAGAGTAGCCCTGATGTGGCGTGCGTTATCAGGGCTCTTGGAATCAATCATGTTAATCTGAGAACTGTCGAAGTTCTCAATCATGTAGAGATGTCCCTGATTCTGGCTGTAAACGTTATGGACGTGCCTGAGGCTTCCAGAAAGGCCACCCCAAGCGAAGCCGATGCCTACGCCACTGGCCGCACCAGCACCACGTGCCGACAGGTATCCAAGCGTGCCCATGTAGGCAGCGTCGCCGACAGCCCTTTTCAGGACTGGGACGGCCATGGATGCTGGCCAACCGACAACGACATTGGTGAACTTGGCTACGGCAAGTGCTTCAGCACTCATCGGAACCCTGCTACCATTCTTGGTGGCAAGCCGTTCAAGCATGCCCATGCCCATGTTCTGGGATTTAACCTGCACTACGCCGTTGGCGTAATCTACGATTTCATTTCCGAGCACGCTGGCGTACTCGGTGATTGGCTTTACACCAAGCGAGAAAATCGTTGAACGAATGGGCGAAAGGGTGAGCCCTTCGCCGACTGCCCTTTCGCCAGCGTCGGCAAGAGCAGTTTGGGCGGCGTTACGGAGGACAGTTGGGTTCGAGCCAGCGGTTTCAGCAACCGCAGTTGAACCTTGGGCAATCTTTTGTTGTACATACGAGAAAGGCTTTGCGACAACATCTGCGGTTCCAGCGATAGTGGAGCCAGTAACACGCATGGAAAAGTCCTTCATGCGTTTTGCAACTGTGTCGAAATTATCTCTCCAAGCAGAGCCAAGTGAACCGAGAGCCTCGGAGGCGGCGGCGGTTGCTTCCTCCTGTGCAATCTGTGCCATCACGCCAGTCTTGTAGGACTTTACGGAGTCCCTGATTGCCCTTTTTCCAGTGTTCCTTAGTGGGCTAAGTAGCAGGTGCGGGGTTTCTAGTCCGATGTAGGAAAGTGCATTCGCAAGTTTAGGGTCAATGAGGTTCTTTACGAAGCCCTTATAGTCTTCTGGAACCCAGTCTTCTAGGACAGTTGTCTTCCCTTCCTCAAGTTCAGCGGAACGATTATTGAACCACCTAGCCTCATTGAACTGGTCAATTTGGTCTTCGATAGTTCCAGTTCCATTGATGTAGTCCTTGAACCTGAAAAGAAAAGAATCTGGGTCTTCGGACTGTGCTAGTATTCCATAAAGGTCACGCACATCCCTCGCCATGCCATCGACCATGGAGAGGGGGACCTTTGATGGATTCCTTGCAATACCGCTGGCGATGTCAAACGGGACCTTTGCTACGATGTTGGCCATCTGCTTGACGGCTTCCATCGTGAAATTGTTTCGGTCCTTATTGGCTATCCTGAACAGTTCGTAGAGCCTTCTGCCCTCTGGGGTCGTCTTATCAAAGGTCTTGGTCCTGTTGGCCGCAAAGTACTCCCAGACTTCATCTGGAGTTGGCTCATTCCCGCCCTCGACGCCATCAGAAATCCCCTGCTCCTCTGGGGTGAGATTGTAGGAAAGCCTTAGGCCTTCGGTCCTAGCCTCATTAACCGCTTGGTCAATCAGTGCTGGGTCAATCTGCTCTGGTTCGTTAGGGCCATCCTGTTCGTTAATCATTGGGGCTGGGTGTCGATTACGCCTTTTTGGAAGTATGAGTTGGCTTTGGCCTTCGGCGTGGAGTCAATGAGCATCAGTCCATTGGCTTCGCCTACCTCCATCGCCTTACGCATCGCACTTTCCCTTACGTTTCTGAGGATAGCAAGTTCGTTTCCACCAAGCCTAGTAATCGCAGACGACGCCCTCTGGGGCACCATGTGGGAAGCGATAGCCATGTCATTGTCGGACACGGAGCCCCCCATGCCCTTCATGTCTTTCATGAGGGCTAGGTAGTCTGTCTTGATGCTGGATTCCAGCATCCTAGCCATGGCGGCGTCTTCGGATGGGTCTAGGCTGCTTAGGTATGTATTCTTTCGATACAGGGACTCCAATTGGGCTAGTTCCCTGTTCATCTTGGACAACTTGGACAGGGTTCCCCTGTAGTTCCTAGCCGCCTCGTCGCCACCCTTGAACGGGATGGAACCGACTCCAGCCTTCCTAGCCATCATGTGGGCTGGGACGGACATTCCTTTGTAGTTGTAAATACCCTTTGGGCCAAAAGTAAATTTCCTTTTGATGACTTTGCCCTGCTCATCGACGTCATCCAACTCTAGGGCCTCGTCCATCTGGAAGATGGCACCGCCCTTGCTCTTCATAAGGGCTTCGGCGGCTCCGTAGTCTCCAAGGCCAGCGTAGAACTGTGCGTCCTTCATCCTAGGGTCTGGAGCCTTTTGCTCCTGCTGTGGCATCATAGAAACCCTAGACCTAGCCTGTTGGAGTTGCTTGGTCTGCGAGTTCTTGCCCACGTGTGCCCAAGGGCTGAATCCCATGGATACGTTTTGCTGTGCCTCGGTCATTTGGTCGAAGCCAGTCGGTGCCATAGACTGCTGTCTTACCATGCTGGCCATGTCGGAGCCATAATCTGGCTCCTGTTGCTCTGCTGGCTCCTGCTGGTATTCTTCGTCAATCATTTGGATTCTGGCTCAAACGGCCTCTTTCCGATTTCAATTGGAACAAACCTTACCTTAGGCCTGTTGTTGTCGTCACGCTCGCTGGCGTCTAGGGCATAGGCGTAGGTCTTACCGCCCTTGGTGAAGGTGTTGGGCAGGTAGAGTGGCTTGGATGCATTGACCTTCTTGCCAGCGGCCTGAGCCTTCCTGACGACTGCGTTCCAAATCATGTTTGGGTCGTTCGCCTTGATGGAATCAGAGGCGAGTTTTTCATACTCGTCGTCTTTCATCCCGTCAATTGCTTCACGCCAGCCTGCGTCCTGAGACTTGTCGGCGGTATCAAGGTCATCAATCGTAAATCCGTCAGTTCGGCTCCCCATGATTGCGTCAGAAACCTTTTTCTCGTACTTCTTCTGCTGTTCTGTCTTGATACGAACTTCTTTATTTTCGGCAGATTCCGTCATCCTATTCCATCCAGACTCGGCGAGTGGGTAGAGTTTGTTCAAGGCGTAGTAAAGCGTTCCGTATTTGGCGGCGGCACCGCCGAGCATAGAGCCAAGGTTTCCAGCAACTGCTCCGCCAACCGACTGGCCAACTCCCTCTGCAAATCCGAGAGGTGCTGAGACGCCTGCGGAACCAGCCATTCTTCCGTACTCTCCGCCCTTCTGGCCGAGTTCTCGCCCGAGAAGTCTTCCTCTTTCCCCCATGGAAAGCGGATTGGGTGCTGGAATGGTCTGGGCTGGGGCAGTCTGGGCGGGGCCACCCGCAGATTGGTTAGAACTACTAGTTTGCCTTGGCCTTGGCCTTAGGTTCTTTTTAGGTTTCTTTGAGGGCTTTCCGCCCCTTCTTGGGTTTTTAGCCATAAATTTACGTGTTTGGTTGGCCAGCGTTGGCCTTAACCTGTCGGGCTAGGAACTCTCTCCTCCTTTGTGCTTCATGTGCCTTTACTGCATTGCTCTTTGGATTCCGAACCTCGTCAAGCCATCCCCAGAACCTATCACCTAGGCTTTCTGCGGCGGAGCCAGCACCGAGAGGGTCAGCATCAACGACGCCACCACGCTGTGCGATGTAGTCATCACCGCCCCACATGTTGGCCCTCATGGCGTCGTAACCGCCTACTGTAAGGTTGTTGAGCATCGCTTCGGCGGCTCCGACGTAGCGTGAGCCTTCTTTGCCAGCCCACTGTTGGGCATTGGCACGCTTGCCTTTTTGTCCAGAGTTTTCTCCGAACTTGGTTTCCCCAAGTCCGACAAGTGCGTAAGGGTCGTAATTGTCTCCAGTGAATTCATTGTAAGCGGCGGCAAGGCCACCAGCAGCATTGAGTCCAGCAAAGAACGTGTTCGCTTTGTTTGCTTTTGCGATTTGTCCGACACTCGGATTCTTTAAGGCTTTTGCTCCAGCGGCGGTGGCATCTTTCGTGATGTTCCTGCCTAGTGCACTGTTTACTGCATTTGCAACTGGCTGTGGCGTTGCGTTTGCGACAAACTGAGGAACGTACGAAGCCCTTGTTGGATTAATAGCGTAAAGCGTATCCCTGAAGCCAGATAGATTGCCCTTACCTAGCAAAGTTTTCCCAAGGCCATAAGCACCTGCGGACGACTTAATCCTCCATGCTTCGTCGGCAAACTGACCCAGCGAAGAAAGGTTATCAAAAGATGCCTGAGTAAATGTCCTGTCCCTCAGGTCCTGCCTCTGGGCCGCCCTATCTTCTTGGGGATTCACGTTCATGGAATCTAGACGCTCTTGCTCCGCTTCTGCGGCGGCAATCTGGGCCTGAACCCAAGGGTCATTTTCATCCATAACGGCAATCGGATTCCCTTCCGAGTCCGTCAGCGTTTCGCTGGAGGTTGCCACTGGGGATTCCGTTGACGCCTGATTCTGAACCTGCGTTGCGATGGTTCCGCCTTGCGGGGCAAGGTTAGCACCACCACCTCCACCAAGCGTAAACTGAGAAGGGTCAACGCCATTAAGAGCAACTACTCCGCTTGGGTTGGTTGTTGCTGGCTGGGCTGGCTGGGCGACCTGCGTTGGCGTGGTCCTGTAGTCAGCCTCTGGCATCTTGTACTTAGGTTCTGGACCTTCTCCAGTTGCCTGAAACTTAGCCAAAATCTTTTGCTGTTCTGGGGTGATTCCTTCCAGAAGTTTTTGCGGGGCGGCTCGCCTTTCCTTGTCCGCTTCCCACTCCCTCTGCTTGGTCAACGAACCGCCAGTCATCCTGTCGTAAGCCTGATAAAGGGGGCTATTCCTGTCGGACAACTGAGCATTAAGGTCCATGTCACGCTGTCGTGCGGTAGGCATTCCATACTGATTCAGGTAGGCCTGTTGTGCCCTAGCGACTGGATTATCCGTGACCATCCTTCCAGTGGCGTCCTTGTATGCATTTCCAGACCTTTCACCCCAAGGCTTTCCAGAGGAGTTTGGGTCCATCTCAAGGTTTTGCTTAACCTCTTCTGGAGTGATTGCGTTGGCACCGACGCTGTTAGTTTCGGCTACGGGGGTTTTGGTGCTAGAGCCAGTGTTAGGACTTCCAGCGGGTGTAGCGGAATTTGGCTTATCTTCAGGCTTCTTGTCTTCTTGTTTGGCGTTTGCCTTTACGTCATCTGGGCTGATTGCCGTGTTTGCTGGAGTGGCGGCAGGTGCGGACCACCCGCCTCCAGCGGCTTCGGTTCCCTCTGCTACGCCCTTGTTGTATGCAACACCTCCGACAGTTCCCAGAAGAAGAGTCTTTTGTAACCAGTTTGGCATTTCACCACTCGCAACTGGTGCGACTGGGGCTGGTGCTGGATTCGGTGCGGGAGTTCCACTTCCGCCACCGCCATTAGGCGGTTTTCCTCCGCCAGCCGTTTTCGGCTTCCTTGAGCGAGAAGATGTCCTACTCCTAGATGATACACGTGGTGTTTTTGCCATTTTAGTCTATTGAAATTTGTTTTCTGGCAGAGGCGACCTTTCTGGTTCCCTCTTCCTTTTTCTGTTCAGGCTTTGCCTGAGTTCCAGAAGGCTTTTGCTGTGGCTTTTCCTTCTGCTCTGGGGCCCTAAGTGCACCACGATTGCCAGCAGTATTTGCCTCAAGGGATTCGGTTTCCGTGTTCCTCTTCAGGATTCCCTCAAGCGTGTCATAATTGATTCCCTGCTGGAGCATGCCCTTCATCCTTGCGACGTTCCTAAGAACTTCTGGAACACGCCTAATCTGTTCTGGGTCGTTGCTGTCCATGGCGGCGTCAGCAAGCATTTCCTGCTCGTTGATGAGTTCGCCTAAGTAGGCAAGTTGTTGCCTTCGTTTCGCCCTCTGCTCCTCAGAGGCAACCCTGCGTTGCTCGCTCCGTGCCATCTGGCTTTCGGCGGCCTGTGCTCCAGACGACACTATCTGACGCCTCATTGCGGCAGAGTTGCTCAGGCCTTCTTCGGCAAACATCTGGCTCATCTTCTGCATGTTTTCAAGTGGTGAATAGGTTTGTCCGAGGGCCTGCCCGACGGAAGACCTTCCGCTTTCCTGACCGCCTCCTAGATATTGATAGTCCATAATTAAGTTTGTCTTGCGGCCCCGAGTTGTCCGTAGGCTCCGATGATAATGGATGCGTAGTCTGTCTCAGACGTGCTCGTTGCCCTAAGTGCATCAAGTACGCCTTGAGCAGAGGAAATAGACTGCCTGATTTGCTGGTCACGGATTTCTCCAGCGTTTTTGGCTTCGACGGCCTGAGAGTGGGCTTCGGCGACAAGCGGAGACTCAAACGGACTAACAATCGGCGTAGAGGATGCCTCCTTGAAGGCGTTCTCAGCGATGCTTTGTAGTTGGGTGGCCGACAGAGAGTTAGCCAAATAAGTAGTATTCTGACCGCCACCAGAGGCCGCAGAAAGCCCAAGCACGTATTGCTGGTTGGAATCTTGATTGATTACCTTCCCTGCGACGTAGTTGTAAATCGAGTTGGCGTTAGTTACATTCCTAGCCGTAAGGCCAGCCGTAATCTGTGCATCAACTGATGCGAATTCATCGGCGTTTTGCTTGTAGGCGTCAAGAGCCTGAGCCATTTCGAACCTAGGGTTCCTGCCCCAGAAGGAATACTTTCCATCCGTAATTGCTGGAAGGTTCTGAATGGCGGCTGAAGCCTTCGACATGCTATCAAATGCCAGTGGCACTCCAGAACCGCTAGAAACCCTTACGTATGGCGTACTGGCGTTCCTTACCCATACCAAACCAATAAGACCATCAACAACCTGATACTTAGCCTTGTCGGTGTAGTCTGGTCCGCTTACGTAGGTATCCTGAAAGCCGCCGCCGTTGACACTAAGCCAACTGACAATCGTTTTGATGGCATACCCACTGGCAGTTACGCCATAGGTATTCATTTCGTGGACCTTTACATACGTCTGATTGGCGTATGGCGGGTAAAGTTCTGGATTTGGGTCAGGCATCAGAATGAGGAGAAGATTGAGCGACCAACAGTGGAGGCTTCGACTCCGATGCTCATGATTTCAGGCCTGCCAGATTTTACGACTATTTCCAACTTGCCCAACATGGACTTTTTGTTGGCCAAAGCACGTCTAACCGCTGTGCCTAGGTTCCCACTGAACTTATCTAGTAGCCATCTTCCATCTGGATTGGTCGAGATGAAGTAAAATTCAACCGACGCATCACCCATCGTGTCTAGGTATGCGTAGCAGTTTTCGAAACGCTTTTCTCCGTGCGTGGCAAAAAGGTAGTTTCTGCTCCTAATCTTTGCAACAATAGGAGTCCCGTTGTCGGTGCTAGATTCTTCGAGCAGATAAATTCGTCCGCTGGCCTTGTTGATTCCCCATACACGTGGGATTCCGTCTTTTCTGGCTACGGCGAGGACGTCGATGCTTTCTGGGTAAACATGCAAGGACTCAAAGATTCCCTTGTTGTCGCTATTCAGAACCAAAACGACGCTTTTGTTGTACGGCGAGCCGAGGTGCATGGCGTAGTAGGCTCTCGTTTTTAGGCCAACCGCAGAAACTTCTGCCAGTTTCTCTGGCGTGATGTTCCTGATGACATCAAGTATTGTGTCCGAAATCGGAGGAACGCCCTCTCCAAACTTACCTTCGCTGAAAACCTTGATTCCGTCATGGTCCAAGAAGGAGATGTTTCCTCCCAAATAAGCCCATGCGTCTGGTCCTACGACGCCATCGCTCTCAGAGAGTTTGTTAATCTTATGGAATACTGCCTGTTCTGGCTTCCTGTCGATGTTTGCCTGACGTCCAAGGCCAGCCTGAACCTGATAGACGCTCCTTTTGCCTAAAACAGTGAAAGAGTTAAGGTCTGGTATGATTGCCTGAATCGAATCATAGGTTCCCTGAACCAGATAAGCCGAATCGGGCTCGTATGGAGCAACTCCAGTGTAAAGGGAAAACTTCAATTTATCCCCTTTTGCCGTAACCAGCCGTTCGACGATGTTTGCCCCACTGATAAAGTCAGTGTCAGCAGTCTCCATCGTCAATGCGTCCTGATAGCCTTGACCACGGGCTTTTTGTTTTGCCGCCAGATTGACCGAAGTGAACGTTCCGCTTTGGCAGTTGAAACGCTGGTTCGCTCCCCAGAGAAGGATGCTATCTCCGTTGCTGGACTGTGCGGTGCAAGCGTAGGTTACTGGAGCAGACGCAGTGCCAGCCAGCATGTAACCAAGCCTAGGCATCACCTTGCCAGCAATCAGTTCCATGTTCTCGGAGTACTCAAGCAGGCCAGAGTCACCAGAGAAGGTGCAACTGTTCGGATAGGATGCGAACCCGTCGAACTTGATGTCTCCGTCCTGTTGGATTTCTTTAGCCATAGATTATACTGGCGGTTCTGTGTACGACCAATTGCAACCATCGTAAGTCCAGCCTTCTTCGCCAGCGTGAAGGTAAGGGTCTTCGCATGGTGGTGGCTCTTCTCCGCCGCCGCCGTTACAGCACTCGCAATTGCACTCGCAGTATCCGTTGGTGCCATCAATGCCGTCGGTGCCATCCTGACCACGTGGTAGCACCAATTCTATGTGCCAGTTCGGGTGGGTGCCAGAGATGGTTGCGGAAGCCGTCTCACCTTCGGTGGCACTGATGGTAAAAATCGGAGGCTCTTGGCTTCCTGTTTCCCTTGCAAGCCTCTTAATGGCCATGCCTCCGCCAGTCATGGCAGACCTTGCGGTGGAAGACCTATCTGAGCCATGGTAGTTTCTAAATGTCATATGGCTTCAGTGTAGTAGCCCCCCGAGCCGTTCCAGTAATAATTATTCCATTCATCGGAGGCAAACCATGACCCGCTTGAGGCATACCAACTAGTAATGTAACTGTAGCCACCAGAGCCATCCCAAGTAATCTTGTAGCCCACTCTGAGAGGGAAGTACCAATTGTAATTAACCTCCACCCCGTCACCAGAATAAGAGTCTATCTGGAAGGTGATTAGGTCTCCAGCGGAATAGTAACTTCCAGTAGTCGTTGCAGTGCTATGTGGTCCAGTAAAACCACCATAGCCATCTGCCGTGTACTGATAGATTTCATAAATCCCGTTTGGGTAAGATGTGTCCACCTCGGAAACGTAAGTCGTGTAGGGCTCGTTAAACTCATGAATGACTGTGCCCAATGAATAAGGTTCAAAATGACTTTCAAAATAGTGGCCACCACTTCCGTCATGGTAGTACGATGTGGAGTTGGAGTAGCCAGTCGCCACGCTGTCGGCACCGATAACAACATGCCCAGCCGCAACGGCTGGGTACGTTACATTAACGATTAAGGTATGTTGGCTTGTGTAGGATGAGTCGCTTCCCGTTCCATTGTGCCCACCAACCCCATCGTGTTCGTAGTAACTTGTGTAGGTACCATACGAATACGAATAAGTAAGTTGGTTTAAGTTGTTTTCTGATGGGAGATTTAAGGTGCCATAGTACGTTCCACTTTCCGAAAAACTTCCCGTAATGTAAGTAATGTTTCTCGCAGTGGACCAATCAATAAATTCCCCTCCAATCCCGTCTGCTACCTTATCAACGGAACATACCTGATTAGGGAAAGACGTGCTCACGACCCAGTCGCCGCCATTTGCAACTGGGTAGGTGGTCTGATGGATGGTCTCGATGAGAGTGCCATACGGGGGGACTGACTCAAAGTCGCTTGAAGTCCCATTGAGGTTGGCCTCGTTGTCGTGAGGGCCACCTAGACGCATGTCCCCCTTGAAAGGCATTACTGGGAGTAGTGATAGACGTAACCTTCACCATCAACCCAGACTTCGCCATTGTAGCCGTTCAATTCGAACGAACCGCCGTCATGCTTGTTGGCGTTCTTTTCGTGTGCAAGCGTGATAGGAGAGCCAGCACCATTGGGCTGAAGGTAAAAATTGAGCAGGGCGGAGTCGGAAGAATTGACGATACCGAAGACACGCCTGTTTCGCACGCCATCGAGCACCTTAATCTTGGTGCCGACGCTATTGAAGACAGTCACATCTACGTTAGGAATGTTTTGAGGCTGATAGGCGTGGGACATGTTAGTAGTTTCTGAAGTTTATTTTGCGGGTTTGGCCTTGCTGACGCAACACTTGGTCAACCGCTTCGTCGAACGCTTGGGCGGCGTCCGCTTCTGCGACACGGGCTTCCTCCATTTGGCCTTGCGAACGGAGATAGTCAGCGTGGCATCCGTGGATGAGGTAGGACCCGAAGAGTCGAGGGATTTGAACCAATTGCCACACTCCGATAGGAGGGATTTGGCCCGATTGAGCAGTTTCTCCAGTGTATTCATAGAAATTTCCGATGCTAGGCGTACCTTCTTTCGGCACAAGACCAGTCTCAATGGTGTCGGCGGCACCAGTATCGTAGTAGCACTGGGCACCTTTGGTGTAGGTGGTGGACGATTTCCAGTGAGTGCCGAAGAGTTTTGGGGCATCGACACGATATTCCACCCAAACGACGGCATCGGCGTCGTTGACGAGGTAAACATCGCCATTGTACAGCGAGAAGTCTTTCTCGACTGCCGTCCATGCAAGGGGGTCTTTGTTCCAAACGGCCAGAACTTGGCCTGCAAAGCCTACTGGGAGCGTAACTTTACGCCTTCCATCGGCCAGCACGCTGTCGCATTTGACGTATCGCCTGTGGTCTGGCCAGTCTTGAGACTCCCAGATGGTCTGGAGCCTCCTAGAGGTGAAGTCCCTCACAGTGTTGAACCTGTCAGTGGTGGTCAGATTCCTGTCCAGACCGCACATCTGGAGTGCGGAGTACAGAATTTCACTGAAAGGGATGGTACGCATTAAGAAATTGGGACGCCGTAAGCGTCATAGAGGGGCTTGTTACCCTCGACCCTGACAGTTGTCTTGGTCGCTTTTGAGTTTACCCTGCACTCAGGGTTGTCACGCAGGAACTCCTTCCTGAAACCAGCATCCCTCCAGCAGTCGTAGCCGAGGCGTTTGCCCCAATAGTGGTACGATTCGACTGGAATCCGCATGGTCATCTCGCCAAGTCCTTCGACGTGGCCGTGCTCTTTCTGGTTCAGTTTACCCAACAGTTTAGCGTTGGCCTTCGCCTGAACTTTACGAAGGGACCACCCCGTCCGAAACTCCTCCAGCATTTGCGGGAGAAGGTCGGACGGGATGGCTTCGTGGATGGACTCTAGTCCGTCCATTCCTCTGGTTTAGGAGAGGAGACCGCCGTTCGCCGTGCTGGCACGATAGTCCATCATGCCGAACGTGAGAGGACTCTGGACGACGAGAGCCGCCATAGCCTCCATCATGCGACGTGGACCACCGCCGTTTTCGGTGAGTTCTCGAACCTGAGCGATGTTACCGCCGTAGCGGATTTCGAGCATGTTCCAAGGGATGATAAAGCCCTTGCACTTGGCGTTGTTGGCGTGGAGGTTGGCGTAGGTCTTGGCCTCGGCTTCGGTGGCGAAGCGAGCAGGAACGGCATTGGCGGTGCCGAAGGCAACACGCTCATACTTGTTCGAGTTAGCGTCCTTGAGCCAGACGAGGTTCTTGCCAGAGCCGTTAAGGCCAGAGCCGTTGGAGGCGACGTCAGCCGTGGAGTACACGCCATCGACGATAGCGTAACGACCAGTGGCCGTGTAGGAGTTGCCAGTAGCACCAGCACCGCAGTCAACGATGGTGTAGGGGTTGACGCCAGCGTGCAGGAACTGCGACGGGATGAGGGCCAACTTACCGAAGTCACCCTCGAAGTAGTCAACCGACGCCTTGATGGTGTCAGAGTTGGCATCACGCTGGTTCTGGATGCGGGAGGTCAGGGCAGGCTCGGTCTTGGTATAGACGAGGTTCGTGAACTGACGCTTGAGGGCGGTACCGACCACGGCTTCGTGGTTCTTGAACTGGCCAGTCTGCTCATAGACCGAGGTCATGAGGTCCTGAACAGTGTTCTCACCCAACTGGTCAACAGTCTCACCAGTGCCGACGATAGACGAGGCAGGGGTGCGGAAGTTTTCACCGACAGGGCGGATGGACTGAGCCTGAGAGCCGTACTTCTGCTGGGTGTTGGTGGAGGCACCAAGGAGGTCATTCTTAATCCAAGCGGTCAGACAGCGGGTGCGATATGGGGTCGAGCCGTCGTCGAGAGCAGGGAGAATGTCCGAGGTGAAGGTCAGTTCCATCGAACGCTTGAGGTCGATGGTGGCCTTGGACAACTGGCGGGAGAGTTCATCCTGAACGCCAGCGATGTTGAGGATGTCCTGCGTCAGGTTGGACACGTGAACGGCACGGCGGAACATGTGGATGTTGTTTTCCACTTCTTCACGATAGCCGAGGGTGTACTGCTTGAAGGCAGGGTTCTGGGACGGGTTGCTTGGGTCAACGTCAGCACCATCGAGAACGCCGAGTTCAATCGAGGGGTCTGGGTTGCGGTCAACCTGCCAGCGGAAGGTCGTATTGCCAGGTTTGGAACCACGCTTGGCCATCGAGGAGATGGGGGTGTCCTTGGCATCGACGTTGGCGATGAGGTCCGAGAGTTCTTCTCGGATACCGATGCGACCCGAGGCGAAGCCGTTGCGGGTTGGGCCGTTGGGAAGCGGACGCTGATTCTGGAATTGAGATTCGAACAGTGAAGCCATGATAGTAGGTATTTAGGGGTTAGACGAACTTAGACCGAAACACGGCGGCGAGGTCGTCGATTGAGCCCGACTGTCTGAAGCGAGTGTAACTTTCCTTGGCCTGCTTTTCGTCCAGTTTAGCGGACGCTTTTGGGGCTGAGGACATCAGGGATGGCTGATAAGGTGCACGGCTGGCCGTTGGTTGGCCCGTCCTTGCAGACTTTTTCTGGTCCTGATACGTGGACATTCCCATAGCAAGTTGGGCAGCGTAAATCTCGTAGTCTGGGAACTTCTTGATTTCGGGAACGGCGGCGATGAATTTCTTGGCGATGCTCGCCCTCTTGTCGGAGGGGTCACTTAACCAAGGAAACTCTTTGCGAGCCCTTTCCTTGAACTGCGACTGTGCTACAACGAATTCTGCCTGATTTGGCAGGTACTCCTCAAGGGCTCGAAGTGCCACGACCTTGGCCTTGGCAATCTCCTCCCTGCTGACATGCTGTCTGGAGTCTTCTCCCTCGTAGTATCCATCTGGATAGCGTTCGCAGAACAAACGAATCTGACGCTGACGCTCAAACTCGGCCTTTAATTTCTCTTGAGAGTCCACATTTCGGTATGGATTGGGACTCTTAATAGTGGCCTGATTTCGCCTGAGTGTTTCAACCTCTTCTTCTAGTTGCTTTGCTTTCGCTTCCGCTTCACGTCGTAGAGCCGTGAGTTTGGCCAGCCTCTTCTTGACGCCTTTTGGCGTTTCAGCGGACTGGGCATACGCCTCGACTTCTTCTTCATCCGTGTCTGCCTCTGCTTCCTCGGCTTCCTGACCTTCTTCCTCGGAGTATTGCGTTTCCTGTTCGGAATCGCCTTCTTCCTCGTCATCTGGGTCGATGGCCTCGTTGTCATCGGCACTTTCGACTTCATTGGTAACGGAGTTGTCGCTCTCCGCCCTAGTCTGTCCGTCAGACAGGACCTTCAGAAAGTAATCTGAAAGGCTTTGTTCATTGAGCGAATCGGATTTTTCGCTCTGTTGTGGCATGGGGGGATTAGCCTCGGTCCCAAGTTCGAGGTCAGCGGTGGGCTGTTGTTCGTTTTCCATGTAGGAAGTCAGGGTTTTATGCTCCCAGAAGCGTTGGTTAGTGTTGGGCTTTGTATCGAGAAATCAAGTACACTGCCCAAAAGTGATGGTTTGATACGCTTTTGCTTTAAGTTCGATGCCTCAGGGCTTCTTCCCTGAGTTTCTGAAACTCCAGCAACAGGTCATTTATGGCGTCTAGCCGTCCGCAGGCGTGAACTCTGGCTTCTCCAGTAGTATTCACCTGCATGACCTTGGACATTTCCACCTGTAAAGCCAAGTCGCATACAAAAAGGACTTGTTTGTACAGTTCCTGAGCCTCCATGTCTTTAAACATGAAGGCCTTCAGGGCGTCAATTCTGGCTTTTTCTTCGCTCATTAGAGCATTGGCTGGTTAAGGTCCATCTGCTGTTCGCCTTCTTCTGGGCTAGGTGCCTCTTGGGCCTGCTCCTGCTCCATTTCGCCGAATTCCTTTTGGATTTCCTCAGACGCTGGAGATACCCCGACCCTTCCGATTTGCTTGTTCTTCTCTTGGTCAACAGAGAACTGCAACTGCTTCATGTAGTTCTGGAAGAGAATCTGGAAGATTTGGTCGCCCTGAAGTGCCTGCTGGGCCTTCGGGTTCTTCTGGAGGATGTCCTGAGCGAACTGGAGTTTCGAGGAGGCGGCTGGGTCGTTCTCCACGTAGGTAGCCTCGTTGCCAAGCATCATCATTCCGATGTCGCTTACGACGTCCTTGTACAACTTCTGGGAAGCGGAGGCTTGGTCGATGACCAGTTCTCTGGCGGCGTCTGGCGAGATGGATTCGATGACCAGTTTGACCAGTTTGTTCCTGTCGATGATGCCACTGCTGTCCAGAGGGACGACAGTCTTGATGATGGCTTCAAGTTTCTTCTGAACGAACTCTGGGTCAGTATCCCTTACGTCGAAGCGTACGTTGAAGTCGTACTGGGAATGGATGTCCGACATGCCCTGCTTAAGTGGGGTGTTCGTAATCCTTACGATTTGCTCCTCTGGCATGTACTGAAGGCACAGAGAGAACATCTGGGAGAACACACGGGTCCAGAACTGGAGCCAGTTATCCACCTGAAGTTGCTTTAGCATCTGAATCTTGGTCGGGTCGATTGCCTCACCGACGGCGTATCCATAGTAATTGCCAAGATTCTGCTCAACCTGAGCAATGCACTGGAAGGCCATGCCTGCGTCTCCCTTCGGGGACTCAAGCCAAGTGTAATCGTCCTTATTGGACACTGGGAGGACCTGTGCTGGAGCGATGCGGTTAAGGGCACCAATACGCTTAACGACCTTCACTGGTGGAAGGACGTCAAAAGCAGTCCTATCCCTGATGGCGTCGTGCTGTGCCTTTACCTCATCCTGCTCCGTCTTGTTGATTTCTGGGATGCCACGGGATTCCGCCACCGCCCTGCGGTGCCTTTCACGCCTGTACTCAATGAAGGGGTATTCTCCGTGTGCGTAGTTAAGGAGTTCCTGCTTTGCGTAAAGGCCTTCGCCGACCCTAGGGGAAAACACAGTGTAGTAAATGGCTGGTACGTTATCTTCGTCCAACTGCCTGTAGTAGGCCCAAACAATCTCGCACAGGTTATTGCCCCTTTCGATGTTCGAGTTGAGCATGGTGGTAGTCGGAATCAGGTTAGGGTCATTGAAGTAGTAGTGGTTGCCTAGCGTGTTGGCCACCTTGTCAACCCATTCCTGATTCCATCCGTCAACCTGTGCGGTGGACCTGAGTTCCACCTCGGTCATGTATTGCCTGCGGAAAATGACACGGGCTTTTTGTAGGTCAGCCGTCTCGGGAGGGAAGCACACTTCGTCGAATGGCTTGAGTGCCTCGACGCACGGGAGGTTCTTGGAAACGTACTGCTCTGGCATGTCGCCCTGACCCTTTTCCCTCATGCCACGCACGAACTTCTTGATGTCCTTTACCTTCATGTCCCTGAGCAAGTCTCGGACGAGGTGAATGGCATACTCCTCCTTGGCTGGGTCCATGATGGCATTAATCAGTTTACCAAACTGTCCGTCTGGGTTGCCCTCTTGAACTTCCTGTTGTGCCATCTGTTGGAGTTCTTGCATGGTCATGCTCTGAATCCTTACAGACATCTGTTGCTCCCAAGTGACCTGAACGACTGACCATCCATAAGTGAGAGCATAGTCTGCGGCCAGTTCTGCCTCCCTGTGCAGTTCGTTCTTAATCTTAGTTTCAACAAGCCACCTCATAAGGTTGGTGGCCGACGCCGCCGCCATGGTGTCGTTGATTTCGGTTCCGCCCACCTTCAGCGTGCAACCTTTAAACGAAGTGAGGAGAAGTGCCTTCTGGTCATTGATTAGCCTATCAACAAGCCTGACACGAACATCGGAAGCACCCTCGAACGGGAAGGCTGGGTCGCCCTCTGGGCGTGCCCAAGAATGCTTCTTGCCGTCTTCGGTCTGGCCAGCCCAACGGGCGAGCCTGATGTCGTCGGCGTAGTTCATCTTGGACACCATCGTGCCCATGTAGGCGGAGCGTTCATACTCCTCCAGAAGAAGTTGGATGTCTGGCTTGTCCTTATGGAAGGCCAGTTTATCGCTATGCGGGTTAGGGCTTTTGAATTTCATTAGAGTTTTGTTTGATGAATTCTAGGATACTGTCCCTGTAAATCATGTGCTGACCGCCAAGCGTCTTGAACGTCTTAATGCGTCCAGAGCGACGAAGCCTCAGGATAGTGGACTTAGAAATGTTCAGGAGTCTGGAAGCGTCAGCGAGCCTGAGAAGAGGTGGGGTGTCTTTGGGTAGTTCCATTTTAGTAAGAGCCTCCTCCGAAAGCACGATAAGAGTCGGAGCCGCCATACTGGGGGTCCATTACTGCTAGGTACCTTAGTGCGTCGATTGGGTCTTTGCTCGCACCCTTTTCGGCGTCTAGGCCAGTCCACTCACGCAGGCACCAGATTAAATTGTGGCAGTTCTCGGAGATGTAAAGTTTCGGCTGGTTAATGGCACTGATTGGCTGGTTGGGGTCGTAGGCGAACCAGTCATTGATGATTGAGATGCCTTCTTCCAGCCTCAGTCCCGCCGCTGGAGTGAAGAACATCGGGTTTTCTCCGTCATCGAGGAGTTGAATCAATGTAGTGCCACCTTCCTTCTGGATGATGGTGGTTCCACCCGCACGTGGGTCGATAAACCTGTCGGCAATCTCTTCGCCGTTCTCAAAGTTCAAGATGTGGGCTTTGATTTCCTCAAGACCCATTCCAGCACCTTGTCGCTGTGCTGGCCCAGCCTTTCCGTCGTGCTTATCACCAGCCATAGCCCATTCACCCATGCTGATGTCTGGCCACTCACGATAGACGAACTTGTTGCCGAATTCGTCCACACGCATCCAAATCATGAACCAGTTTCTGGCACCAGCGGGGTCAACTGCCATGAAGTTTGTGCCCTCCTCTGGAATTTGGTCGTCGGGGATGATGTTTGGCTCTCCGAACCTCGGGAACTGAGAACCAGAAAGGGACTCAGCCCATCCGTATGCACGAATTTTGACCTCATACGGGCCACGACCACGAAGTGCTAACTTAATCTGCTCGAACGGGGAATACCTGTTAAGTTCGGAATGGAACCAGATGACTCCAGCCGCCCCTTTTGAGCATTTCGCCGTGTATGGCATGTGTCCAAGCGGGATGCTCGGAACGTTTTGCGTGTCTGGTAGCAGTGTTGCGGGCAAAGTCTTCTTAATTCTGCACCCAGCAACGTAATCCTTCACAACTGGAGTGAATCCAGTGATTGGAGTGAAGGTGATAATCATCTTTCCGCTTCGTGTAGCCAGTCGGTACCTCAGTGTTTCCACCCAATCTGGAGGAACTAGTTCGTCGCACCAAATAAGGTCTGGCTCGCCACCTTCGATGACTTTCTTCTCCTGACCATAGTTCATGAAGAAGATTTGCGACCTGTTCGGGAGAACGAAAGTAGCGTCAGTAAACCCGTTCTTCTGGGAATACTGGATGTTGGTCACCTTGGTCTTCTTGGCGTTTTTGAACTCAGGTGGCATGTATTTCCAGATGACCGCCTGTTGCATCTGAATGGACGTCTGGGACGTGGTGTGGAGGCACCATACCCTGCTTTCTGGCCTAGTGCACAGAAGTTGCATCACACGCTTGGCGGCGTACTCAGTTTTGCCTGCACGATTCCCGCCCATGATGAGCAACTCGGTGCCAGACATGAGAATCTCGTCTGCGTCGGCCCAGCAGTCTGGCTCGTATCCATGCCTGTATGGGTCAACTTCTTCTGCCTTAATCTTCTCCTCACGACGCTTCAAGATTTCCGCAGTCGCTTCTGGACCAAGTTCACGTGCAATACGCAAAACCTCTTCCTCCGTGGGGAGGTGGATTACTGGGTGCTTGGTGAGTTCGACTCCAGCGACAGTGACTCTCTCGAATGCCATGCTATGCGTCCATGTTAGGAACTATTCCAGTTCCGATAGACTCTTGAAGAGAGGACTGAGGCAGTCCGCCTTGAGAAGAAATCGTTATTGGCCTGAATGGACCACATACCTGAGGAAGGTGAGTGTTCATTGGGAATGTGGAAGTGAACTTTGCGGAGCAGGCATCCTGCATCACTTTACTCTTAAACCTCATTACTGCGTAATCTACGCCAGACGAGTTAGAGATTCCAAACTGCATACCACGACCATTCCAGCCCCTGCGACCACCGCCACTTTCCCCGCCACCGCCATACTGCGTCTGCTTGGGCCTGTTGTCTGGATTGCGTTTAGCATCGTCTTTACGCTTCCTCCAGTATTCATCCAAGTCCTCCTTTTGCCTGTCGCTCTCGCTTAGAGAGCGACGACGATTTTTTTCGCCTTCCTCGGCCATCTCGGACCAATGCTTTCCGCCGAAATAGCCTACCCTAGTCTCAAATTTCTGTTCGGAACGGGTGTCCGAAAACTTGCCCTGAAGATTTAATTTAGCAACGAGCCCACTCTCGGCCCGTGATGGGTCGAGAGCAGGGTTGCCCGAGGTCGGGACTATGACCTCGTTTTCGGCCAAGGCTTAGTAGCCTCCGCCAGTCGAATAACCTTCGCCCTTGGCCTTGTTCTTGCTTTCGGTCCAACCAGAGAAAGCACCACGCCCAGTAGCGTAAGCACCGCCCATCAGGGCGGCACCACCATAGGTCACGCCACGGCCAATGTTGGCACGGGTGTTGGCGGACATCTTGCCGAAGAGTGGGGACTTGCCCTTACTGTTGGCACCGCTGACGTAATCGCCAATCATGGTCTGGCCCTTACGCTCCTGCTTGCGGACGTATTTAGCACCAGACTTGATTGCCTTGGCTTCTGGCCTGAAGTCGCCAGTGCCATAACGCTTGGCGACCTGACCGACTTTCTTCGAGGCGGCCTGATAGCCAGCCTTCGTGGCCTGATAGCCAGCGACGGCAGCGTTCTTGGTAGCCTTGGCGGCTTGGGCCACGCCCTTGGCGGCACCACGATAATTGCCAGCGACAGTCTTGCCGAAGTTATCGACGGCACGGCCAGCGGTCTGCATAGGGCCGATTGGTTTCTTCCTCATGGGGGTCCTGCGACCACCCCTAGTATTTTTAGCCATTTGTGTATTTAGTTTGGGGTTAAAAAATTAGTAGCCGTTGGCCCTGTTCTTGTTCTTGTGGATGGACCACATGGACTGGCCAGATTTGCCAGACTCAATGCCTTGGATGTAGGCTTCGGTCTGCATTCGCTTCGGCGTACCATGCTGGGCGTCATAGCGAGACGCACCTGCACGGAGTTTCTTGGGACTGACCATCTGGCCCTTGAGGGCGTCAGTGACGGCCTTAGGACCTTGGCTCTTCATAGCCTTCTTCGAGACGTGAGCACCGCCCTGTCGGTAGCCACCGACGTATTCAAAACTTTTCTCGGCGTTGCGGGTCTTCATCCGCTGGCCAGCGATAACAGTCGTGTCGGCCTTTTTATTTTCAGCGGCGGAGGACTTTCGCATCTGCGAAGGAGCCCTCATGTTTGCGGTTCGTTGTTTCCTAGCAAGCGAACCTTTGCGAATCATCATAGCCATGGCTTTTTATCTTGGCGGCGGTTAGCAACGCTTACCTCCACGGACAGGCTTGTTCATCTTAGATTTATTCTTTCGGGTGCTCTTGCTCATTGGGATTGGTTCGATTGAGGGTGGTAAAGAGTTTCTCCTTACTGAGGGGACGTTGCAAGCAGATAAGTGAATTTCCCCTACGAGTGATGACGACCTGTGCTCCTCGGTAGAAAAGGCTAGAGTCGGCAGTCTGAACTGTAACTGGCTTGTCGGACCCCTCTGGCATGACGGACATTAGACGTCTATTGGGAAAGTCGCATCGGACCACCTTGGCCGAAAATGTAGATGGGTCAGTTTCGGCTGGTTTCGCCCCATTGACGCCAAAGCGTTCCAAAACAGCCTTAAGGCCCTCTTCTGTGAAAGCGACAGGACACAGGGTTGCTGGCTTATCCCCTGAACGCTCCCGATGCCACATCTTACCCTCTTCGAGGGTTCGCCTGTATTCTTGGAGTTCTGCCTTGGGGATGCCATACTTGGCGATTACGAATTGTTCACGCATTGGAAAGGTTTTGTCTGAGTTGGTCACAATAGGCGTTATCGACCCAGTTGCATGGCTTGACCCAGAATCCGACAAATGGCTTATCCGTCCTGAACTTGAGGACCTTGCCAAAAACCACCTGAGAGTCGTCATGCCAGTATCCGCACTTGGTCAGGGCGTCGCAGACGGACTTGCTCAAATTGTCGAAATCGGGCTTGGTCGTCATGGCGGTACTCTTGCCCTTGTCGGACTGAATAAGTGGAAAACCGAAATAGAGCGTAAGTTCCAGCGGACCCGTGTATGGCTTGTCTGGAGCCTTGGCCTTGGCCAAATGCTCAAAACGCTCAATCCACTGCTTGACGTCGCTCTTGGCATACTTGCCGACAAACGGCTTCCCGCCCTTGCGGTGGATGATTCGGAGGGCAGACTGGTGCGTGCTCTTGATGGGGGTGATTTCGAGCATGCACTTACGCTCAAAGTAGTTAGGCTGGTTCTCCATTGACCCGATACTCACTTGGGACCAATTTGGGTCAATGGAAAACGAACGCCTAGACACCAACCCCTCGTCTGAACACAACGCAAGCCGAATTGACCCTGCCAGACGTGAAGCGGTACAGGAAGCCCTAAGGGCAGGGACCCCAATCCTCGAAATCGCCAAGGAACACAAGATGTCCCCGAACAACGTCATGGCCATCAAGCGGGAGATGCCCGAATCCACTGGGCTTAGGGATGAATTCAAATCGGTCACTGTCCGCAACCTGAAGAACTTCGTCCAACAGGCCTCCCACAAACTGGTAGCCGAACTGGACAACCTGCACGTCTCCCAGATACCCATCGCCATGGGCATCGCCATCGACAAGATTCAGTCCCTACAAGACCAACCGACGGCTGTCGTAGAACACCGATTTAGCATCACCCACGACACCATCAATAAACTGTTGAAGGAAAAGGGGGAGGGGCTCAAGAAGGCCAAAGAAGTAATCCTTGACGCCGAGGTAGTCGTGGATAAACCTAAGGCTACGTCAGCGTTCCTTGAGTGGTCTAAGGACCCGAAGAAGGGTCTTTTTTCGGATAAAGGGGATGTCTCCTAACCCGTCTGGAGATACGAAAAATTCTCAATTATCGACCCCCCCCCGCCCCCTAAAACCTAATAGGAGGGGATACAGACGTCTTCGCAAAATAGTCATTATGTCTAATCGAGGTCAGTTAGGGTAGGTATCATGACCTAAATGCGTATCAAAC